CCAATCAAAAATCCAATCTGAGCTTGATGTTCATCCTGTCACGTGGACGAACCCGAAGCGGCTCCGCGAGCCGCGCGACCCCAACAAGCTCACGACTGGAGTTATAGATGCCCACGGTGGTGATGTATAGGGACCCGGTCTGATACCGGCGCACCCGATTGCCATCCTCTTCCGTCCGATAGAATGTCGGATTAAGCGAAGCGTTGTAATCTCCGCGATCGATCCGGCACATCAGAGTCTTCACATAGATTCTGTTGTTGCCTCGAAACTCAAGCTGAAGAAGATTGTTCTCATCATCAGAGGCATGCTCAGTTGGATGGGCGAAATCCAACAGGGCTGGATCCTTGATGACGATCAGTCCCTCGTTGTAGAAGACGTTCCCGACCTTGTTCCACCCAACGCTGCCGTGTGAATCGGTGCTACCGAGCGCAGCAGAGCCAGACAGATACAGACCTCCCCTTCCATCGTCGATCAAAGTTCGTCGAAGTCCGTGGGTCGATGCACTGTAGGTGTTATCAGTGACTCGAACCGAGCCCTTCGTGATCTGACGACCCGTAAAACCTGCCGGAATACTCAGGATCCTTAGACGTTCCACCGGAAGAGACCCAGATGATGACCAGTTGGTGCCCGAGATCTTGGTTGGGATGAACTCCTTTGGAACATAGAATCGAGCGTTATCGTTCGGATGCCAGACCGGACCGATCCGATCGCTGAACTTATAGAGGACTCCGTAGTCAGGGCTCTTGGCCTGGTACGCGGCCGCGTGATCAAGGACTCCAGAGCCGACCAAACCCCCGCTCGCATATGAGACGATGAACCCCGAAACGTCCCCAGAAGGAGAAGCATACACGAGCGGACCCTCGCTGAGTTGTATGTCACACAGGAGCGGGGCCGCCAGCCCAGATCCAGTCAGCCTGACATTGTGAGACGCGGAGATCTGAGCCCAGCTCCGGTTCGCGCCCCATATCCTGACGTTCCCAATGAAGCCATGAAAGACCGACCCGGCCTGACCGGCAGCATGAAGAGCCACGTTTTCATAATAATGTGAGAACTGCTGACTGACTGCGCCTCCGTACGCCGCTCCGATGTGCAGCGAGCCCGTGTAGTTGTTGGGATTCGGGATAGGACTGGGGTACGTGAAGCTCGCGACCTGTTGTAGATCGAGGTACATAGCCCCCGTCAGCGTGGTGTGGTCAAACGAGATAGCGGCATGGTGCCACTGAAGAGGGGTGACCGCGATCGACGATGTCACCGTCGTGTGGACTGCGTTCGTTCCACTGTGAATGTCGAAATTCAGCTTTCCGGTCGAACCGTCCAGATACATCCGATACGAACGAGCCCGTCCGAATATCGTCAGTTCAACCCCACTCGTACCGGTCGTAAACGGCTTGAACCAGGCTTCCATCGTGAATGACCCGGTCGGAAGCGCTCGGAACCTCTCGGGGTTCGATGAGTACCTATCGAAGACCGTAACGATATTTGAAGAACCGGAGTTGAAGTAAAGGCAGTAATGGTTGTACGATGAGGTGACATAGTCAGGGTCCCTACGACTGTAATAGTCATAGAGCCGCATAACCGTCTTCCAATGCTCATGACCCCACCTGGTGGATGACCGTTGCAAGAGACCCAGGTCCTCGTCGGTGGCCCACACATAGTTGATCGAGGCAGTGATCGGCCCAGATCGGACTAGCTGGCCGAACGAGTCGGTGCCCTGGATGGTCCGCTGGAAACGGTACTCTTGAACTACCCCAGCGGGCTGCCTATTATAGCCGCCATAGAGGCTGACAGAGGCCGACCCTTCGGGGGACCCCCTCCAACCTCCGGTGCCGGAGGTCACAGTCCAAAGCGGCTCGAGGACCAGGACGTTGTCGATCTGGTCACCCGGCCCAAACCGCTTGAAGACGGACAAGGATTACCTCAGTAGTCGAGCCTCAACCGGAACACCGCCTCTGTCTGCGGACTCTTTAGGACCGGCTTGTTGGTCTTACCGACAGCGAGGAGGTTGTCGTTCTCATCATAGAGCCCGATGGTAGTGATGTAAGTCTGGGTCGTCAAGATGTTGCTTCCTGAGGTAACCCTGATCAGGCCGTCAGCGTTCACGAAGGTTGGGTTCGACGAGTAGTTAAACTCGTTATTGTACGCACGACAGAAGTACACCGACGACTGGAGGTTCGTCTGATTGTTCACCTGGATGTTCTCCACGTGGGTCCTAAACCCATCGACGATCTGGTTAATGGTTCCGGATGATTGGATGTTGACCAGCGTCTTGGTGCCGGACCAGTTGGCGATGGCACCCCAACAGAGGTCAGGAGGAAGGACGATCACGCCGGCCTGATACCAGACCTGGCCGACCTCAGAACCCGTACCGTTGTATTTGAGTGGGGCGTAGTCGCCGCCGACCGTCTGCTTAAAGGTAGAGGCGGCGCCGGCATCGGAGGCCGTGTACTGCGTCGGAGCGGTCGAGTTGATCGTGAAGGCGATCGTGCCCTTCTTGAGCTCATCCTTGAGGATGTTCCTCTTGAAGAGGATGAAGATCGCCTCGTTTCTCTCTTGTGAATTGATGGTGAACTTGCTGTCAGGATTACCAAGCAAGAGGGCTGCCATCTGACGATGGATCTTCACCTTCTCGGTCAGCGACGAGGTGGTCGTCGACGCAACGTTGTACACGGAGCCCGTCGTTATGCCGTATGTGATGTCAAAGAGAGGAGATGAGAGGGCCGACGAGGGAGCCGAATCGTACACTGTCTCGTAGTATCCGCCAAGATCGATCGCGGCAGAACCTGACGCAATGTTCTTGTAGAACTTGACGTTCGAGTTGTTCGCCGGGATCGAACCAGAGATCGAGATGACCTCGTTGACCGCTGTCGAGAGCGGGGCGAAGTCCTGCTGGAAGTTTATGGACTTATACGACATTGATTACCCCACAAACTCGAGGATGGAGACCGGGATCTGGACAGAGAGACCGCTCTGCTGTCCTGTGACAGTGACCGTCGTGTTGATCGTCCTCGGTCGAGAGGCAGTGACACCAGCAAGGACGTTAAAGACCTCGTCGCTGATAGTCTGGACTCGAAGCGTGAAGACGCACTGGGTCCCGTTAGCCGATGTGGTCGCGGTAGGATCGGCCGGGATGATATACTTCGCTGTCCCGAAGGGCTGCACGGAGACCGGTACCTCCTTGGGAACGTAGACCAAGTCGTTATCGACCTCAATGATGTAGTTCACGTCGATGAGCTCGGCCGGGATGATCGCCTGAGAACGGGTGGTCTGCTGCGAGACCGTGATGCTCACGCCGCCGCCGGCGCTGTCAGTACGCTCCTTCAAAGAGACGCTGGACGGATTGGAAACCATCCTCGGCATGTACTGCAGCGAGGAGTTCCTGATCGTGACGAGCGGGTTGCGAAGGGCAACAGTCTCGTTCGTCAAGGCCTCAAGGATCGGCGTGTCGAGGATCTTCGCGTCCTTGCTGTCTGAGCCAGTGAGGGCGTTCCAGTCCCGATAGTCGATCTCATCGTCTCCAAGACGGAACCTGACGACGGAAAAGCTTCCGTCATTCCTCGCGAGGGCACGACGGCCAACGTCCGTTACCGTCGCATCGATATAGAAGTCGGTGGTGTTGTCGTTGTACCCCATAACTCTCCCTATTTATGCATCTGCGACACCTATGTCGATGGCATCGACGTCCATAGTGACAAGCGCCCTCTCACCGGTCGCCAGTGACCGGACCTCTATGACATACGTAGAGTCCCGTAGGGGATGTCCGCTCCGGGCATCTCTACAGTAAAAGGTGAGGCGCCGATTGGCATTGATCTCGGTCGAGGCGACCATCTGCCGTGCTGATGCGTGGATCATCGGATCAGCCCCACGGGGAGCAAGCTGCACCACGGGAAACTCCTCACGAGAATCCCTCGATGACAACCTTACCTCGATCTGCTCGCTGAGAGGGGAGATGACCCCGTGGTACGAGTTCGAATACAGGGCGTAGATATATGCCCGCTGACCCTGCTCAAACGGGACCACATCACGATCCACGTAGAGGCCGTTTCCGACGGGGAAGATCTTGATCTCCTTCCAATCTGAGATCATTCCGTCGTCGGAGGTGGCCCGGACGAGGACTAGAGAGGAGATGTCTCGTTGGGGATCGTTCGGTTCCTTCCACGAGACGTGGATCTCTCCCTTCCACGACACCGGCCTCGCGATGATCTCGTCGGGTGGCTCTGGTGGGAGGTTGTCGATGACCTGCGTCCGCGCCCAATCCGACCAATCTCCGGCGTAGAAAGATGAGAGGGGAGGGGCAACAAGGGATGAAAAGGCTGTCTGTCTATCGATCGTGGATAGGCCCATGAAGTCAACGTTGCTGGTCCTAGTCCATTGCACGATCGACCTAATGCGATAGAAGTACGTACCGTTGTACGCGACCTGTCTATCGATAAACTCATCCTGCGTTGGATCGTCGATGTTGATGACCCGACCTCTCACCATCGAGCCGTCCGGTTTAAGGTCGTGTCTCTCAATCACGTATCCCACGTAGAGCACGGCAGGGGCGTCTGGGACACCGGTGAAGTCAGGCGGTGGATTCTGGACCTGGACATCCTGATTGAACTCAGAGATGACCTCGAGTGACCCCATGATCTTCGTAAGTGAACCAAGGACCGTAAGCTGGGCTGGATCCTGGGCCACGGTGATCCTGTTCGCATCAAGCGCTCCAACGATGGATGGGTCGATGAACTTGACCACAGTGGCCTCTCTCGCGGTCGGACGCGTCCTATAGGTGTACGGGGAGCTGGCGTCACCGACGTGATCGGCCGCAGACTGACCGGCGGCAGCCGGATCGAGCAGAAATGAGTCCTCGTCGAGGGTCGTCGGCTGGTTCATCGCAGGCGGAATCGGGGCCGTGATGATCGAGGAGATCACCCCTGGCTCGATGAATCCGTTCGCGAGCGATGAGGCTGCGACATCAAATTTCACCGCAATAGGCGGAGAGATGATCTTCGGACTTGCAAACGGCCGCGACGTCTTGTTACCGCCCTTCGGGACGAGCGTTGGAGCGGTGGCCCACCTCAGGGTCACATACCGCGGAAGGTCAGAGAGCGATCCGGACGCATCGAACGTCGGAGCTACATCCTCACCATCGACGTAGAAGTTATACGTCGAGATGGCTCGAAGGTTGAACCTCCTAAAAAGGGTCGAGTGAAAGGCCCGAACCGACTCTGAAGACAAGATTGTCTCACTCGGGTTGATCTCGGGCGGCCGTGTGCCAACCTTGACCCCACCGATCTGACTCTCAGGGAGAGCATCGCCGACCCCTCCCTTGATAGGGGTCTTGACAGGGGTCGGCTCTGGAGACGGAGCGACCTCCGTGAGCTCCCCAAGGGCCGTACCATAGACAACGTTGGCAAGCTTAGAAGGCATCAGGAGAAGGCTCCTGGATAGAAATCATAGATAGCCCGAAGGATCTGCATGAATCGATTGATGCCTGAGTACGTGGTCAGGTCGATCACATCAGATCCTGCGATCTCAGCGAAGGAGGGCGGAGTCGGACCTGACCTTGCATCGAGGAAGTCAACCGCAAAGCTCTTACTGCTCTTGATCTGGGCCCTGCTGGCGACCGAGATCAGGGTCGGATCAAGAGTAGCAGTCTCAGGATCGATCACTGAGAGGATCCTGGCGAGGCCGGCAGTGGACCCTTCTATCGAGGCCTGGGTGGCCTGGATCCCGTTCGGATCATCCTTTCCGGAGATGAAGTTGGTCGCGCCCGTTCCATCAAGGATGGACAGGATTGTCTGTGAAACTCCGTATGAAGAGATCGCGGCCTCAACGTTCTTCTGAACCGTCCCGACGTCAGTCGGAACGAACAGACGACCTGCCCTAGCCTCAGCAAAGATCCTATCTGCACGTGATCCAATGTATGAGTTCGCGCGGACGTCATCGACCGCATCTCCCCTCCTGATGCTGGCCAGGACATTGCATCCTGCGATCACCCATCCGAACCCCGGATCGCCGTAGAGAGCCTCCGACAGAGCTGGATACGGACTAATCGTCGAAGTATCACGACCAAAGCGAGTGGCCTCATCCTGCAACGCCTTCGTGGCGGCCTGCGCCATCGTCGGCGAGAACAAAAGGGCGTTCATCGGGACATCAAAGATGAACGGAGTCGCCGGCACCTTCCTCTGAAGGCCTGAGATCCGATACGAGTAGAGGGTATTCTCGATCACACCGTCGTCGGTGTAGGCGTAGACGTCGTGGGGGCCCGCCCAATCATAGAATGACAGGGCCTGCCAGAACTTCTCATCCTGCAGGAGGTCATTGGTGGACTCCTCTAGCCCTTCGTTACTAAGGGTGATCGGCGGCAAGTCTACACCGGCAAAGACGTCACGTCTTGAGATGATGTACCCAGCAGCATCACGCATCTTGGACCAGCAGACCGTGATGCCGTCGTCAGACTCAAGCGTGAAAAGGAGGTACGGCTTCCTCTTCGAGAAGTCAAGCTTCGCCAGCGCATCGATGGCCCGCTTCCTCTTGACGAAGTCTCCGTCCGGCTGATATCCGAGGATGTCTGCCAACGCGTCTCCGCTCTGGGGAGAGATGCCATCGACGGAGACCTCGTAGGACGACAGCTGTGCGGCGGGCTTCCGATCAAAGGTGACCTTCCCATCAACGAATGCCTGGGCAACCTCCGAAAGCTCCTTTGCGGCATTCTGGAGGATGACCTGTGTGTTGAAGTCCCACGGCAGGTCTTGAAACAGACGACGTCCTGCGTTCACCGCCTCGATCTTAGGAAAGGGGGAGTCTGGCAAGAGGTAGCCGCGGGACAACGCGAGGACATGGACCTCGTTGATCTTATTGATGCGCTCCATGATAGCACCGCGGATCAACATGGCTACCTGGACAGTCGACAGACTTGCCCCCGCGTCAATCCAAAATTCTACATTCATGACGCTGGCGGTGTACTGACAGGCATCCAGGAACCTCTGGGCATCCTCCTTCGAGGCATCCATCGACAACCCTGCCTTCAGGCAATCTGCTATCTGTTGAAGGCTCATGGTTCGATCCCGCGAGTGATCCTCAGCCTAATCAACTCCTCAGCAAGCTCGGCTGTGTCCCTGGTTGTGATCTCGCGTGGATTCGTCGAGAGCTCCACCTTTACCTCATCATCAAGAGTGGAGAAGAACTTGCGGTCGAAGGCGACGTCCCGAAGAACGACTCCTGAATAGACCCAGTCCGAGATCGTCCCGAGCCGGCCGACAGTCCGAACGCGATAGAAGTATGCGTTTGCCGGAGTGACGTCAGCGTCGATGTAAAAACGATTGCCCACAAAGATAGTTCGATCAAGTGACCCAGTGTCGGCAGTCAGGGCCCTCGCCCGGCTGGACTCCGGTGTGAGGTCTGCCACCCTGCGATATTCGAAACGCTTCACAGTCTCGATGTCGACCGCTGAAATCTGAGATCCATACAACCTGTTTGTGACGGCCCTCTCGACCTCCCACCTCTCTACGAAGGTGCTCACCATGTTCCATGAGACCACGACGATGGTCGGAATAACCTCGATCGGAGTCGATCTGACATAGAGCGGAGATGGGACTGCCGGCGGAGGGGCGACAGTGACGAAGATAGGATCGGTTCGAGAACTTAGCAATCCTCCGCTCTGCATCGCTATCACCCGGTACTCGTACACCCCGCCCGGGATCACGTATGCAGGCCTGAACGGTGGCGCTTGTTCGGTGCTCACCTTATCGAGGAACCATGACTCGCTGGTAGCAGGTAAAGCATCCCAGAATGGAGCTCCGACCTGTCTCCTCTCCACCTGAAAGACGCTCCTGACCGCGGTCGCGGCAAGGACGTCCTGATCCCCGATCAACGAGTTGGGAGAAAAATCGTTCGTGCTCGGTGTCCACGAGAGGACGACCCCGACCGGATCGCCGTCTACCACAGAGATCGATGAGGAGAGGGCGGTCGGAGGATCGATCACCGGCCGCGCATACACCCCGATCGGAGGAGATCCAACGAGGAGAGTCTTGTTTCCGCGATTATCGATTGCGCCGATCGCATACTGGTACACCCGATCGATCCGAACGCTGGTATCGACGTATGACGCAGAACCCTGAGACGCGGGAACGTACACCGGCCAGTCTGCGTCCCTTAGCTGCGGCCCCTGCCGTGAGATTGAGCTCTTGGGACTACGAGGAATCCCAAGGTCAACATGCTCGGGCTGGTTCGCCTGATGGACGGACTTTTCATGAATCGTTACATCACGCCGCTGAACGGTGAAGCCGAGCACACGCGGATCATCCACCCTCATCTTGACGCTCACAGCCGGCTGGCCGACCACCTGCTCGGCGGTGATCGTCGGAACAGGAAGGGGGATCGGTCGTCCATCCTCCGGCATCTTAAGAGAACATGAGAATGGAGTCTGCGACTTCATCCCGTACGGATCAACCGCGTAGATCCGGTAGGAGAGCCTGTCACCGGGGACAGCCGATGTATCGACGAATGAGGTGGAGCCGTCCGGTCCCAGGCCGACATCAGAGATGTGCCAGTATTGGCCGACCTTGGTCGCGGGACCCTGCATGATCAGGGAGTTCTCGCTACCAAGCCTGATAGAGTCAAGCACCGCCCGACCAGACCTAAAGATCTCTACGTGATCGGTTCCTGGCCTACATCGAATCGTGAACCGTGGATGCCCACCGATGATTGAATAGACCACATCGGGCGTATCAGGCGGGACGTTCCGCAAGACGTTGACCTTGACCATCCTTGATCGAGGACCTTCGGAGCCGTCGTGTCCCACGCAGCTGACGTAATAGACAAAGGAGGATCCATACACAACAGCACGATCGATGACGTACGACTCGATGAAGTCGCCGACGGTGCGGGCGTTTGGTCCTGCCGCATCGACGCGGGTGATCTCTGAGAATCCCATGGCGTTCGGAGCCTGGACGATGCCGCTCGACAAGGCTGCGACGCTGTTTCCTTTCAAGACGTTAATCCCCGTCCTACTCACCACCTCAGTTGGAAGCACCGGGGGCTTAGGGACTGCGCCAAGCGCCTGCCTGTTCAAGTAAAACGAGAGGTTCTCAACGACGCTCCTGTCAGCCCCTGCGATCGACAGAAGTCCGGCCGCAGTATTGGTCCTCTTATTCGTGTTGGTAGGTGGGACGACTGGACGCAGCTCCTGCGCGTTGGGAGACGAGACGGACTTTCCCGAATCAGCAAGGTCGGTCGAGATGAACGTGACAAGCCTATTTCCAACGCCGACCTTGTCAGCCATCTTCGCCGCAGCGAGGACGGCATCGAGGTTCTTTCCCGACAGGGCGGGGTTAGTCATCAGGGCAGACACGGCTGGACGAGGTGCCCCGGGTACCGGACCAACATTGGCCCTCATAACCTTAAGATACTTGACCTTCGAAAGGTCGATCGACCTGATCGACACGGTCAGCCTGACGGAGAAGGCATCAAGGATCCCTCCCGCGTCCTCAAAGACCTCGGCCGAGTCAAGCTCAGGCTTAGGAGCAGGGACCGACGATCCGGCCATGGACGTGGCCAGCCCCAGATGCGATGTACTTTGAACGATCTTCGAGGCAAGGGGATCCTTTGTGATCGCAGCCACGTACGATGCGACCGACCCGGAGCCCACCGTCTGGTACGGCGGAATTCCAGATGAAAATGCATCACGGACAGCCGAGACCGACCGCAACGCAGTCTCGGCAAGCGAGGTGACGGCCTCTCTGATGTCCTTGACCGGAGGCAAGGGCCTCGGAGCGGCTGGCTCTCGGGTAACGATCGGACGCTCCGGCGTCTCAGTCGCAAACCTTCTGATCACCGCCTGCCCCTCCTGGTCGAGTTATCTGGACCACGAACGACGGCCTCATCATCGATTGAGAACGCGACAAACGGATCGATGGCGCGGCGGCCCGACAGGTCGAACTTAGGACTAAGCTCTGTCAGGCCGTTGGTTCCGCTGACATACACGTGGATCGAGAAGCCCGCAGCTCCGGCAGTCTCTCCAGTGAGCTCTAGCGGGACCATGGCACGAGTGGTGGAGCTCCGGATGAAGGAGGACCCAGAAGAGAGCTGATCACACTGTAGACCCACCCAGGAACCCGTAGGATGCGGATGAAGAAGTCGGGGAAGGACCAGGTAGTCCGGGGCCGCCTTGAACAGGAAGGACGTCGGCTCGAGCGGCAGAATATTTGACCGACGGTCTTGGACAATGGGGGCCTCCAGCATCGGTGAAGAGTGGATCAGGTCGTCCCGTTCCTCATCCGTCAACGGTTCCGGTGACCATGGATCGTAATCAATCCCGTCATCAAAGAACGCGTAGTATGCGAAGTCAAGCTCTCCTCGAGCAAGGAGCTCACGTCCGCGACCGGTCAAAACGACGTCGATGACCCTACTCTGACGGTCAAGAAATCCCACGGTTTAACTAGAGCTGCCCGAAAGAAGCTCGGCGAGGACGGCAACCCGAGTCTTAAGTGGCTGAACATCCTCAGCTGCCTCGGCAAGACGCTGGGCGCTATCGATCGCAGGTCGGACAGTAATGATCTCCTGCGGATTGATCGAATTAACCGCCGTCGTGGTAAATTCTACCAAGGACGCCGAACTAATCGGGATGACCGGAACTGCAAATTGATTGTTGAGGAGCCATCCCGGAGTAGTCCCCGAGATGTCAGCAAGGGACCCAGAGAGCCTGTAATAGAGCGCGAAGTCAGCGTTCTCGGCCGAGCCTGTCAGAAGGGTGATCCCGATGGTCCGACCGATCTCAGGCCAGACCTGATCATCGGCCAGATACGTGTCGCTGGTGTGCGCATCCCAGCTGCCGGTCATACCAGTCAAAAAATCACTACCTGAGATGGTCAGGATAAGGACCTCGGAACGAGCCCTCCGAGCACGGACCCTGGACTGCCTCCGTAAGGTAAACTCCGACTCGCTGCCCGAGGCGAGGATGAACTCAAGACGGACCTGTTGGAAATACGTCGGAGTATAGGTGCCATTAGTTCCTGACAAAGTAAAGCGATTATCTCCGATCATGAGGTACCATGTCCCGCTTGCCTCGGTCCCACGAAGCCCAGGACGAAATCCGGTCCACCGTCCGGGATCGAATAGGGCCGAACCAGTGGTCAACCTCACAGGAATATCCCCGTACCTCTTTCTCTGATAGAGAGGGTCGAGCAGCGGATACAGGGGCCGAAGCTGCTCAGCTCCGTAGTTTACTCCTGTCGTCGGCCACTCGTCGATCAGGTTGGTGCCCCCAGGGCCGTTCAACCAACCCTTAGGAGGAGAGCCGGCCATCTGATACGTGTTTGCCCCCGAGATCTCTGCCGCAGACGTCCACGGGACGTCAAAGCCGAACGCACTATTGAATCCGAAGTACGAATTCGGAGCTCCGTTATAGCTTCCAGACGAACCACCAGGAACGGCATGCCTCGGATTCGGGATGGCCGCCCCGTCTGAAAAGACGGTCCGCATCGAACGATCTCGCTGCCATGATGGATATCGTCTTGTAAGCGTGTGATTGTCAGCATCCCACGGACCATAAGATGTCTTTTCGAATAGACCTGGACCTTCCCAGAGGATGAAGGAATCGCGATAAAACGGTGAGATATAATCCGGTCCAAAAAGAGAACGACCGATTGGATCATGATCGCTCACCGCAGTAAATTCTGCCAAATCTGAGGTGAAGACCTTCTTAAGGATCGGATCGTTCCTGATCGGATGAGCGTGGAACCCGCTAAGGTTCGGGGACCTGATGGCGATCGCCAGGTTTCCTAGTGGATATCTTCCAGCACCGTCAACACTCGACGATCCCGAGACCTGCATCAGCTCGATCCAGACCTTAAGGTCGACGATCCTCCCGCGGTGTGGGACCTCGACCGGGATCACGGCAGGAAACTTGATACTAGATCCAATCAATGAATAATTAAATATTGATGTGTAGGCCACCGTGCCGGTCACGCTCGTGACGTCGGTCCCTTTCCCCGGGACGTAATAGACCGGAGTGGCGCCGTCCATACCCGCGGGAAGACGTATCAGATCTTTGACGGACGCCGTCTTCTTCACGATGACGTGCCGGTACCTGCCGTGCTTCGAGTAGTACATCGAGGCGCTGGCCGGCACCGCCGTGGTCTCGAGCGGTTCCGACCCGCTCCTCCAAAGGTTCAGGGACGTGACCTCGTGATCGCTCGAGCTAAGCACGGTGGTCACGTACGATGAATTCCTAAAGTTAACCGATGAAACGGACGGAAGCCGATATGAACCGCTCCGATCCGTCAAGAACCTCTCAACGCTGCCGGTGATAGTCGTGACCTCGATCTCTCCGCCGAGAAATCCGGCGTCAGGACCCTGGACGTGCCTGCGGTCGAACCGCATGCCGGGACGATGAGAGTATTCCTTACGACGCTTCACCAGTCCTCATTCCTTTCGACGATGGAGATGCTTCCGCTGATATCAATGATTCCTTCACGGATGGGCCTGAATCCGTAGGTGTACTTCGGACGCTCTAACATGTGGCTCTCGACCACGATCTCGTCACCCTTAAAGATGCTCCTGGCAGGGATAAGCCTCTGGACGATCGTGACAAAGGAGCTATCGAAGAAATCCAACATGTCCACGAAGGCACGGAAGTTCAGCTGGCCTTGGAACCTCTTGAAGTAGGTCTCCCGCATCTGCTGGAGGCCCTCGTAGTCATGCCGGTATCGGTTCATGGGATGACCGAGGATGTTGTTCAGCTCATCGTACGAGGCCATCAGGTGTGAGATGTCCTCGTTGAGGGCATCGAACATGTTGAACTCAAGGGAGACGAACCTCTCATCTTCGTATCTCTCAAGCGGATCGACGGTGGTTCCTGTGTAGGTGCGAACCTTCTCCTGGTTCCAGCCGTAATCGATGCTTGGAATGTAGGCGTAATCTTCGAGGAACTTGGTGAACGGAGATCGATTAGGGATGAAATTGCTTCCAGTCGCCGTCCAGCCCGCCGGGGTCGAATCAAGGAGGTAGATGCTACCAGATGAGTCGGCCGAGACTCCGTCGGCCAACCTCCAATGGATCAAGAGTTCACGATTATCATACGATATTTCACGACCGTAACTCTCAAAATGCCTCGCGTGGGCATGCAGCTCCGAATCGCGCAGCGATCCGGTCCAGAGCCGAAACTCCTGTGCCCAGAACTGTCCCCGAGACGGGACCAACGCAGACGAACCGAGCTCAACGGTATCGTAAGAGGCAGCCGGCGCAAACCCAGTCGACCCGCTCGGCGCCACGCTCGAGGTGCTGAATGTCAAAGAGTCTGCCTCGTATCGGATCGTCGAGAGCCTCAGGGAGCCGGTGGAGTTCTCACGAACGAGCGAGATGTTGTAGAACCTATCATCAAAGATCGGAACGGATGGGAGCTCCAGCCTTCCGGCCGATGACGTGACGTACACCGTTCCGGTCGTGCTCGCAGCCGACGCCTTCTCATACCAGACAGAGAGATAGCCGGCAGGCGACGAACCCACGCTAAGGGTAAACAGGGCTCCCGAGAGCTCAGTCGGAGTGAGATTGTCATTTGTCGAAGATGGAAATCTCACCCGTATCTCTGCGCTGAACTCTCCCCCGGCGCGTAAGATTGGAACTGACGCGACGCTCCCCGAAGAGTTCTGAAACTGAAGATAGAGGATGATGCCGCCGAGGGCCATCTTTCACCTCACCAGGGTGGGTTCCAGCCGAGGCTCTTGAGGAACTGGCTTGCCTGGCCATCGTCGCTCAATTGCTCAGCGAGGCTTCCGGTGCAGATCGTGAAGTACAGGTACGTCCCGCTCACTGCGACTGATGTCACCCACTGGGGGATGCCCCCGATGCCTATCGACGACGTGAGGCTTGTGTACAGTGACAGCGGCTGATACGAACCGGTGATGGCCTCCAAGTCAGAGTATCCCTTCACCCTCTGGTTGGTCGCGTCATAGACGAGCATGAACGGATGGACCCTCCCGTCGGCATGGTCATATGAACCGGTGACAGAGGTACCTGAACAGTAGACCGCCAGCTTCTTGCCAAGACCGACGCCATGAAGCGCGACCGTCCCACCCGCGCCAAGCTGACTGACGCTAGGAGAGCTACCGATCAAACCATACGACCCTCCTCCGACCGCCTCGATGTCTCCGTAGACCATCATCGCGATCGATCCCGTTGGATTCCAGAGGTTGTCGTCGCCGTTCAAGACATCAGTGATCATGATTCGCCGCGACGTCGCGTTAGTTAGGTTGACACCTACCCTCATCCAACCTGGACACGGATATCGAAGAGCGGCATTCGATGGAGTCAGCGTCCATGCCGCAACATTCTTACCGTCCCAACCGTTGTATGAAACAAGGCTAGTTCCGGCTGGCTCCTGCATGTTCCAGGTCGCAGTCCACGGTTGCTGACCAAGCTGTTTCCAGTGGTGTGGCACATAGGGAAGCCTGATGCTTCCTGAGTCAATCGGGCAGTCCTTCCATATGACGTTCCAGCCGAGCCGTGAGAGGAAATCAGCTGCACCGGACGGATCTGTGAGCGGTTCAACGATGGAACCGGTCGCGATGGCAAAATAGCTGAATGACGCAGAGGCAGCGCCGCCCGTCGTCCCGAATAGCGGACCGAGACCGACACTTGTAGCTGAAAATGCAGCTAGACTGCTCGACACGACGACGCCCATGTCAGTGCAAGCGAGCGCATCGCCGGTCGTCTTGTTATAGACGACAAGCATCGGATGAATACGATCGTCCATCCGTGCCGGGGTTGGACAGATGACCATCTTCGATGTGCCCTGAATCCTCGCCATCACCTCCCCATAGTATCCAAAAGAAGTGTGTGAGGCCATCGCAAGGATGTTTGTGGCCGAGTCGCTCGGTTGACCGAATAACCCGAGGTTTCCTTGTCCTAGAGGCATCCGACAGTAAGCGAGGAATGCCGTGGACGACGTCTGCAAGTTCGGGCCCGTCCCACGGAAGTTGGGAGACCCACCCGAGTTTGTCCCAGAGAGGACAATTGTCTTTCGAAGCCAACCGGATTCTGTCTGTCCAAAAGAGATCACACCGCCCGCCGGGGCGACCGAGGCCGCCAGGGTAAACGCTGCTGATCCGCTCCCGACCAGGTTGCCAGTCAACTCCTGCAATCCCCACCAAGAACCCCACGGTGAGAGCCCCAAGGCCATCCACTGATCATCTGACTGCGGCATCCTCGGTGCTACAGAGCCGCTGTCGCATGACACGACAACGATCGATGCTGTGCCAGGTGTTCCTGGGGCAAGCGTCGCCGTCAACCCAATCGTCCCACCCCAGATCTTGCCAGCATCGGCGATCGTGACAAGGCCGGTAAACGTCCCGACCGTCGCAATCGAGGTATCACTGACCGTCCACGTGACAGCGTTCGTGATGTCAGCAGTGCTGCCATCGGAATACGTTCCTGTCGCGTATGCCTGCTGTGGCGATCCCATGCTTCAGAGGTAGAGGACCATCGGAGACGGAGAGACGGTGATCGAGACCAGGGTCGTCGCATCGAGCCCGGCGCTTCCAGCGAATGAGAGACAGAGGCTCATGGGTTATTAAAGACGGTCCAGGTGACGATGACGCCGCAACTAACGGCGCTGTTCAAGTTGAGATTGAGGCCCTCATTTGCGAGGGTCTTAAACCAACCGTGTGGGTTGTGTGGTAACACAAAACCGCCGTTCGCCGGCACAGGCATCAGACCAGAGATGTTAGTGATGGTACCAGCCGAACCGGTCGACTGCCACCTGACAAAGACGGTCGAAGGCGCCATGAGGTGCGCAGAGAGAACTGCGATCCTCTTACCGGCGCCCTGCGGCGGGATAACCTGGTTCGCGGAACCAGACGTACCGAAATCACCGAACGCATGGTAGACAGGAACGACGGTCGAACCGGACATAATCTGCCCGGCAGGTTCAGCCATACAATAGACCGGAAGCGGGTTCGTCCTAGACGCCTGGGAGCCTGCCACAAGCACTCCGATAGCGCCGGTCACCGGCAACGGATTTGAGTAGTTGACCGGATTTGAGCCAATCAACAGACCGGTCTGGGAGCCCGAGCTGTGGATGACCGGTAACGGATTCGAATAGTTGACCGGGTTTGAGCCGACCAACAGACCGGTCTGGGAGCCCGAGCTGTGGATGACCGGTAACGGATTTGATGCAGCAGCCTGTACTCCGCCAACAAGTACACCGATGGAGCCGCTTACCCTAAGCGGATTCGTCACGGTCCCGACAACGTCTGACCCCGACACGATCATGATCGGGAACGGGTTCGACATACCGACGAAACCGCCGTCGATACCATCACCTCCCGTAATGATCTTTGAGACAGGGACCTTGACGCCTCCACCGACGTCATCTGTCCGAAGGGTATCGCCGCCGCTTCCGGGATTTATCGTAGTGTTATCAGCCATTTGTCATCTCCCCACGAACTTCACCGTGGACCCGCTACAAAACATAAGGGCGTTGACACTCTTTTCAGAGACAACTCTTACGACGGGAAGTCGTGCCTCGGCCCTGTAGGCATACTCCTTTAGACGAACGAAGCCGTTGTTCACTCCGTAGATGCGAAGAAGTGCCTCGACCGACTCGCGGGTTCCCTTCGTCTTATACAGGTACATCAGGTTCTGCAGGACCCGACGCCAGAACCTGGACTTGATATCTGCTAGACGAGTGTCGAGTGAGACGTTCGCCTGCGGCCCGGGCGATATGTCACGCCCGAGGAAATACTTGAACGCATCGACGGTCGAGAAGTTCCCATCAAGCTTCCAGCCGTACAACGCTGCGACGTCCTCGAGCAGATCGTCAGGAGCGCTGTCGTATTCAGAATAGTCGACCTTCCTCAGGTTAGGGAGCTGCTTGATATACAGCTTGATCCTATCGAAGAACCGTGCCAGGATGAGAGCAAAATTCTGGAACGACTGTGATCCCTGTGAAAACTTCCCTGGAAAAAGGTTGAAGATCAACGAGTCGTTCTGACGATCAAAGTTTGATCCTGAGGTCTGCGCCTCAACGATATAGCTGACGACGTCAGGATCATCCAAGCTGAGGATCGGATCTGGGGAATCGAACGCGAGTGAGCCGGATCCCCTTGAACCAGAAAAATAGAATTGGATCCGCCCGTCAAGCCTATGTCCCGAGCAGTCTCTCGCAATGGAAGCGTACGAGCTTGGGGTGGAGACGGTTGCCTCGTTAAAACGCCATGCACCGAGAAGACCGGACTGTGCATAGATCTTTCGGTTGTACGAACTCGTGAGGGCCGACAAGCTCCGAACGCTCGACCAGACGCTGATGTCATCCAGACTTCCGGTGAAAGGTCGCACCACCTTTCCGGAGATCGATCCCGATCCGATGTAAAACGACCCAGAGGCAAGGTCGAACCTAGTTCCCATCACCATCGTCGTGGTGTCACGGACGATAGGAAACGTACCGGTCGTCGCCGTGATGAGCATGACCGTCCCGGTCACCGCGGAGCGATCGATCACCGCCGAGAAAAATGACGGCATCGTCGAGAGGGCACCTGAGACTACGCAAGAGTTTGAACCGGAGGCAACCAAGAAGTACAAGCTGGAGCCCGAGACGTACACGGAGACGCCGTCTGTGGTCCCCCGCCGCAACTTTTGGAAAACGACCATGACATCGTTAGATCCAGTCATGGCTGGGACGTCAATCCATCCCTGGATGGACAGCGACCCTGTGCCGGGGCTGACAAACGAAGAACGCGCGACCCCGTCCTGGACGCCAAAGTCATCGATGCGAATGTATGACGAGGACACCATCGGATTCAGTCGAAGATGTCCCGTCCGCGATGGCCACCTTCCAAGGAAGTATCGCTGGTACCCATCGAGTGAATCCAAGAACGCCTGGAGGTCATCCACAGTTCCGCCGAATGGATATTCGTTTAGGATCTGATCGGCTGTGACGTTGACGTACGACTCGGCTGAGTTGAACGTCACAAAGTTCGAGAAGTCACTGTAGTCGACGTTCAGGTCGACCATATCTGAGCCCGACGCGAGCCTCGTGACCAGGTCATTCTCCGGACCCACGTCTGAGAATGAATCCTGGCTCTGCGCAGAGACAGCGGCCGCGGAGCCGGCGCCCATCTTTCCGTCAAAAAGACTGAAGATGTCAGGCATTCTGGGGCCTCTTTGCAGCCAAGGTTCTCTCCACGCTCTCCGACCTTCTAGACAACTTTGAACTTGTACCCAGGATCTACGATCTGCTTTCGACCCTGCTCATCGACGAGGAAAATGATCCGGTACACGTTTCCCTGATGGAGGTTCGACATGTGGAACTTGAACGAGTTTCCCGAGCCTCCATAGGACAATCTGGTGTGGTTCTGCGAGCCAGTTCCAAACGGGACCACCCGCTCCTTCGTGGCAAAGTTCTCGATCGCATACCACGCCCTCTCCACGATATAGGGAGTCGGACCCAAGGAGGCTGTCGATAGCACAGGGACGGTATGGGGGCGCTTACGAAACAGCACCTCAAACACCGGCACATCTTCAGGAGTATACTCATCTTGCCCGTTCCTGACCCTAGCGATCAAAGGATGCTGGGCCAAGGTGTTCACCGGATTCGGCTTTGAGAGGGTAAACGTTCCAGTGGTCATTGCGACCGCTCCTGCACGCCAGCGATCGTAGAAAAGAGATCCGCTGTACGATCCGGTCGGCAACGCAAACGATGCGCTGTAGATACCGGTGCCGACCTGGCTCGCTGTGACATGCATGAGGACGCCAGATGCGTCTGCGATGCTGACCACTACCTGGCCAATCAGGTCAGTGAAAACACCTCCGACGACATTGTAGAGATACAGGGAGCCAGTCCGTGACCACTGCATATTGGCCCGATCGTCGCCTCGGAAGTCATTGACACGGACCTCAATGTACGGACGACGATCCTTATACGAGCTGTGTCGAGAATAGAACTTCTTGCGGTAGTAGTCGACGTAAACAGAGTCTGACTCTAGGCTCGCCGTCATGTGGACGGCGACGCCGTAGTTTGGAAAGGTACCGCTCAACCAACCGTTTACGATCGAGGTAACGTCGACGTCGATGTCCTCAGTGCCAGTGTCGAAGTACGCGCTTGCGGTCGGAGAGGGCAAGAAGTCGCCGCCGGCGACGTTCCAATACTGAGTCGAAGTCCGCTTCTCCCAATTGGCATATCCGTCATCGGCGTACGTGTTGACGTCCATGCCATCACCCTCATCCCAAGATGACGAGATGGGACGGATGGTCAACTCATAGCTTTTCGGCTCAGGACATCCACGGGTCTTATGGTTCATCCTGAGATGGAAGGTCAAGCCGGCCGTCGGAATGTCCCCCGAGGCGGTCAGCTCAGAGAACTTCGATAGATCAAACTGCAGCAACGCCCTGGCAAGCGTCCCAGAACCAGCCGTCCCGATCGCTCCCGAGATGCCCGCCCGCTTAAAGACGTCAAGCTCCTCAGAGAAACCGACGTTGGCCCCTGTCAACCGCGTAAAGTTCGGTGCGACGTAGTCGTTCGTGATGAACGTATCCTTGAACGGAAAGATCCGATAGATCATCGTGCGCTCCCGACGATGTCCCGGGTTGGATACTTGACCTGAAAGATCGCTCCGGTCGGACAGATCAACATGCCGTCCCGAAGGTTGTCCGTGATCGCAAACCGATCGTCGGAGTATGAAAGCCCGTCGGTCACCCCGAAGACGTTTGTGAATGAGACCTCATACACCGAGACTACCCCGTGGATGCTCTGAAGCACGCCGACGACGTCAGAGACCACGATCGGTTGACCGATCTGCATGTTATCGCGCCTGAAGTACTCCTGCAACCGAGTAGCACAGTTCAAAAGGACCTCAGAGCGGTTCTTACCGGATGCGACAACTACCCCGAAGTAGACTCTAATGTCCAGGATGCTTGCATCGAGGATGTTCACCCCGTCAGTGAGCATCTTGAACTTCTTGAGATACGTTGCCAGGTTCGACTTTAGCGTCGGAGTAGCCGTCGTAAGGTTACCGTCAGCGTCTGACGATAGAATGTGGACGTCATACGAGTACCTACCGGCCTCGGTCGGCTTAACGAAGACCTTCTCGATCGCTCCGAACTTTGACGGTAGCGAGAGAACCCGTGCCGCGATGTCCTCACGAGTGACCGCCCTCGATTGGGACGCGAAGAACGCCGCAGAGTTGGCCTTGATCTCCTTGATCGTCTCGGCCGGACCTCCACCCTTCATGGAGGAAAGGTTGATGCATCCGATCGACGCCTCGACGGCGCCCTTCTTAAGGGGATCGAGGCCTGTGGAAGCAAACGAGAGGTTCACCACGATCGGCTGCCTGACCGAACGAGCAGGGACGTTAGTCTCAGAACCACCTCCTACGCGGTAGCGCACCGTCAAAGTCGTGTTATGAGGCGAAAGGCCGAGGCTGCGCGTCTTCAGAAAGTTCTGAGGGTCGATGTTGAAGCTATTGAAAGTACGTCTTCCAGCTAACGGCAGGGCATAACTGGCCACATTCGGAATGAGTTCGTCATCGTAGCTCACACCGTCACCTGATCCGAAGACCAGCGAGGTGACTCCGGTTGCGATGTTTCGATCAACGATGAAACGACGGGGCGCTGACTGGAGCTTCAAAACATACGGGACTGACACACCGTCATCTCCAGGGTTGGTGTCGGAGGTAAACACCCAGTCCTGTGCGAGGTAGTCCACCTCGAACCACTCATTCCCCTCTTCATCGAAGACATCGATGACCTCGATCACATCCTCATAGCTCAGGTCGATGCGTCTGAACTGCTGGAACTCGGTGATGGTGAACGTCTCGGTGACCGTCTTCCCTGCGATCACATCGACATACTTCCTGATCGCAAAGTGAGTCGGCATTCCCGTATTCGAATCAAAACGAGAGCCGGTAACCTCACGGCCGAGTGAAGCCGTAAAGTGAATGTCCTCCAGGGTCTCAAACAAGGTGCCGTTCTGAGCCATTCCCTGTGAACCCTTCAGAAGGGTCGGAGTGTAGGCATCGTCAGGGACCACTCGACCGAACGAGTCGACAGTCGCTGGAACCTCGACGGCCCAATGAAGCGTTCCGACAGACGGCCTCTTTCCCTGAGGTCTATATCCACGAGCCTTTGCCAGGGCGATCACATTCTCAAGCTGGGTCGCTCCCTCCCCAGACTCGTTGAAGGCCTGGTCAAGCATGAAGTGGAGACCGTCACCGACATAGGCGAGGAACTCCAAGATAGCCATTCCGGGAGAGCTCTCGTTATAGTCAGTGAAAGACCCAGATGCGTACGCTCTGCCGAAATTGATCAGGTCACGCTTGAGGGACTTGAAGTCCCTATTCGTGAGGCTGACGATCCTCTCCTTCTTGACATCAATCGCCATGACAGATCATCCCGAAAAGAGCACAGTTGCCTCGACCGGGATGTTCCCGTACACGAGGGTGAGGTGAATATGGAAGCCATTCTCAGGAACAGCCGGATCCTCGTCGGCAAATGTAATGAAGATTCCAGTCAGGGTGAGGAACGACATCCACTTTGCAACCTGGGCCTTGATCCGCTCCGCGATCCTCCCCTTGAGCGACTTCGAGCGAGGTTCAAAGATGAACTCTCGAAGGTTACAGCCAAAGTCGAAGTGCATCACCCTCTCGCCCCAGTTCGTAAGCAAGAGAGAGCGAAGGTTTGCCACGATGGCTGACGCGACATCATCCGTCACCTCAAGGTACCCAAGAGAGCCAGTCGCTGGTTGGAACGGAAAGTTAAATCCGATTGACAACTTTGCGTCCCCCTGGGCAACTCAACAAGAGCCTTTCGCTTTTAATCGCGGACTTCATCACTACGCCACGGTCGTTAAGAACGGGATCCCTGTTGCAGGGGTAACTGTCACAACAACGCTTAGCGTATATGTATGAAGTGCTTTGGCTATCAACGTTGGAGCCAGTTCAGGATCGTAGCTTACGTTTAGAGTCGGAGTCAGAGCGATCAGAAGCGGTTCGAAGGGAGGGACGACGCTGGTCACAGCGGTCACACCAGGCCCAACCCAAACGGCGGCGGTCCACATCTCCATAAGGGCCCTTGAGAAGCCCTGGATCGTAAATTGACCCACCGCTGCACTGGTGAGCGGGACCGCAAGTACCGCCGGTCCTGCAACTCCTACACTTGCATATTGCGAATAGGCACGGATCCAATCACCAAGCGGATCGAACGTCGGCATCGTCTGCGGATCAAACAGCGGTCTGATAATCCGACGTAGGTCCGCAACTGACAACGGCATCAGATAACCTTATTCGACGGGCTCAACAAAAAGTCCGGAAGCGGCTGCGGAGGACCAGAAAGTCCAACAGGCGTCGGATGCGTATGCCCAGGGCCACTCCAGTACCTAGCAAACGCATCACCTCGGATGATCCGCTCTGCCGCCCCCTCGCCGAGCTGGATATCACCCTCAATCACGATCTTTCCCTCTGCCGTCATCATGAGGTACGCCTTGCCCACCGAAACCTTTAGGTCGGTCCGAGGAACGATTCTCACGCAGTCGGCCCTCAAGATGGCCGAGGGCCTACCAGAAATCTTCGATCCAATCTCCTCGGTCCCCGCCTGGACATCAGGATCCGCCTTCTGAGAGAGGTAGAGGGTGGCAGCGTCATCAAGGACCGAGGGATCTGAACCTTTCCGCCCGACGACAGCGTGGATCGCTCCGGCCGACTTACCGCCGCCGTTCTCCCGTGCTCCGTACCCTGTGTCGACAGAGTCAACACGGTCCCTCCCGAGCAGGATGGTGGCATTGTTCTGTCCTGCCACGACGTTGTCACCCTGCCTTCGATTCAGGATCGGGACATCCTCGTAAACCATGTCCCTCGACATCAACCGTCTCCAAACCTCACGATCGCACCCTCAGACGGAGCGAGGCTGGCGTACTCATCATCACGAGGATATTCTGGAAGATTAGGCTCGAACGAGTCCATCGCAGACTGCATATGGGACGGGGCATCATACTCAAGAGCACCCTGGGAGCTATTTGCAGATTCATGACCAGCCACTCGAGAGACCCAAATACCATGGGACATGCCATCCCCCTCAAACATGACATAGACATGTTCTCCCGGGGTCACTGGGGTGCCTGCCATATCCTGAGGAAACATCGGCCAGAACACTCGGAGAGACTGATCATCAAGCAGACGATCGAATCCGTCCGTGATGATCCTGGCCTTGATGGACCCCCGCGGATTTGCCGGGCCGGTCAAAGCTGCATACCTCCTTATCGTGCCGTCACGAAGGACGACGGAAACCTCACCGGCCCCATCGGGGTTCTGCAGCTTACCTCCGTCAAGGTCTACGGCAAGGACGGAGGCACGATAGTACTGCCTCTCACTCTCGTGACGAGCGGCCTTGTGGAGAAGCTCTGAGAGGATCAGCTCAGGACGTCTGTACCAGTCAATGTCCATCATCCTTCGCGGCCTTCTCTAGTTCCTCGATGATCTGGTGCGCCTCCTTGCGGAGATGAGCCAGTCGAATCCATTTCGGACCAAGGTCGCGGACGAGCGCATCCATCTCAACCGCGATCACTCGCAGTCTATCAGCCCTCTCACGATCCATCAGTTCGATCCCTCATCAAAGTCTTCCTCAGGGAAGGGTCTTCCGATCTCATCAGTGATGTCATCTTCATCATCATCTGACAATACTTCAAGGACCTTACCGAAGGCCTTGACGGTATTCACCCGAACCTGATTTTGGCGACTTAATTCGGCAGCAATCTTGGCCACATACTCAGCGATTACAGCAGGTTGGTCACTGTGCTCCGAAAGAAGCCTGTCAAGGAAGTTTGACAGACGTTCTCGGTCTTCACCGACGTTATCGAGGATATCATCGACCAGGTCTGCAAGTTCATCCTTCTTCCCCACTGTGGAACCTCTCCCTGAAGGCAGCGTACAACATCTTCAACCGATTCATGTTGAGGTTGACCTGCTTCGTGGTCAGACCCGTCATCTCTTTGATATAGAGGAAGACCGCCTTCTTGTTAAAGATAGAGACCAGGTGAGGATTCTGCAAGAGGAAAACGATGGCGTCAAGCACCCGCCGCTCCTGGTCCTTCTTTAGGGACCCGCGCCACTTATCCATGTCACGGTGAAGCTCAACCCAAAACTCCCTCTCGATGACCTCGTCCTCATAAGATTGGAGAACGATTGACGGATCGTTCTTGACCCGATCGTGATCGATGCCATAGAAGTTCTCAGACTGCTGTTTGAGCTTCTTATTCTTGTCTCTGATCTTCCAGATGAACCAGTTCTTGACCACCACGTTGAAGTACGAGAATGCCTTCTTTCCCTTCGACGGATCGAACTTAGGAAGGGTCTCATATAGCGTGGCCAGGCACTCGTTCTTGAGCGTGTCCGGATCATCAATCTTATAGAAGCCGTACAGGTACATCTGACTCTCGATAAGCTTGAGCATCGCAGGGCGAATATGCTCCTCAAAGATCTTGTTTCGCTTATCGATGTCAGGCTCGCTGTGGTACTCAGCGATCTTTTCATCGACCTGCGGGCCGAAGTACATCGACATCATTCCACCTGTGGAGGAAGTCCTTGGGGCACTGGCTCCTTCGGCTGGACCTCCTTGATGGAGGCGATCGCGGCATCGATCCTCGCAAGCATCTGCATGTTGGCACGATGGAATGCAAGGACCTCAGGATGGTCATGCAAAAGACCTTCGGCAGACGCAACCTTCCTCAGCTCTTCGGCGTAATCATTCATCGGATCGATGATCGACCTTAAGAGCTCATCAAACTCAAAAAGACGAATCACCAGCCTCCAACAGATGAATGAGAGAGCACAAACTATCAGAAATAAGAGAACAGTGAAGACCCAGACCATCTCAATCCGCCCCTGTCTTTGAGTAACCGTCTGAGGCCCAGCCTACTCCCTTTAGGACAAAGCTGGTCTTTGAGATGATCTGCTCCATCTCCTGCTGCCCGTCACATCCTGGCTCCATACACAGAGGTGCTGAGTCATCCTTAATTGAGCGCTGAAGTTCGATGACCTTTCGGCACTTGACGCACCGAAACTCGTAGGTCGGCATGTCTTACTCCGAGGTCATAGTCCAGCCAGCATTCGATCCCGAAGACACTCCCAGTTTCCCTTGTGAGTTCTGCTCTAAATCGAGCTCTCGCAGAAGATCTGAAATGTCCTTATTCTCCATCAGACCCTGGCGAAGGATCTCAATGATCCTGATCAGGGCATCGTCAGCGAGCTTCATCATTCCTCCCTATCCAACAACCTCAAAGTCTCACTAAGGTCTGCCACCGCTGTCCTCGGTTGTGACACGACGGTTGCCGCAGCTGCGTTTGCAAACTGCATCGCTGTAAAGTAATCATCATTCTTCAAAAGCGAGGCAGCCAATCCAGCCATAAAGGTATCTCCACAACCGCAAACGTCTACGACAGAAACCCCATGGGCTTCGTCCTTAAGATTGTTGGTGACAGAGACCTTATCGTTCATCTCCTTATGCATCATCAGCTCAGCACCATCAGCACCAAGAGTGACAATGAATGCTTCAAAGTAACGCTCTGGGATAGCATCTCTCGCAACAACGTCGCTCCACTCCGAACGGTTCAGCTTGATCAGCTTCGTTCGTCTATCGCCGTCACGAAACATCGAGAGGTCAACCTTCTTGGTATCGACCAAGAGCCTATCACGGCAAGCAAGGAGCATATCCCAAGAAGCCTCGCTAAGGCTCCCATGGGCATAATCAGACACGATAATGAGATCTGGATCGTTCTCGGAAAGATAGTCCCTGATCTTATGCTCGATCAGCTCACGTATGTATGGACCGACATCGGAACGGTTATCCTTTCGGAGGACAAGTTGACCGTCGATGAGAATCCTTTCCTTGGTCAACATCCCATCGTTTCTCACGATATATTCCAGATCGAGCTTGTTCCAAGACCTCCTCTTCAGGAGGAACCCCATCTCGACGTCGATCTCGGCTATTAGAGACACCCGAACATCTGGAGCTAACGCCACCATGTTCAAGGCAACGTTAGCTGCCCCACCAGGGCGTAGATCCCTCGATTGGACGACAACTGCCCTTGTCTCCGGGGCATCGGGACACATCTTCTTAAAGCTACAATCGCAGTAGACATCCGCGATCGCATCCCCAACTACCAAAACCTTCTTCACCTAGTATCGCCCAAGATCCCTGAGGTCGACCAGTCATCCAACATCGGAACGGTGATCACCTCGCTGTCCTTCCATCTTACCACAGACTCCTTCTGGTACTCACTGCCCTTCAAGACGACAGCTGGTTTAAGAAGATCCATGAGCCTCTGCGGGGTATCCTCATCGAAGACGACGACAGTCAACGGCCACTTAAGGTTGTTGATCAGGGTAGCCCGAACGTTATGAGGCCAGACAGGCCGGCCGGGTCCCTTCAGACATCTCACAGACCTATCTGAGTTAATCGCAACGATAGGCCGTAGCCTAAGTCTATAGGCATAGGTGTCAAGCCAACCTAGCAGACTAAGATGGCCCGGATGTAAACCATCGAAGCAACCGTTCGCGATGATGGTACGACCAACAGGGATCACATCACGACGACCCTTGACATAGACCTGTGTGCCATCATAGCTAAGTTTCAGGTCATCTAAACAGGCGGTAAAACGTTCTCCAATCACACCGACGCAGGTCTGCGTGTCAATCATCAGATACCGCCCGACCCTTCTGAGCCTCCCAATCACGATCATCTCTGATCTCAAGGTTCCTCAGGTGAAGCTGATGGAAGAGACTCGACTTTCCAACAGCCGTCCCAAGCTGATTTGAGATGAATGCGAGGCTCTGTGTATCCTTCACGAAGCAATGTCCACCGTATCCAAGGTGTCCGTCGGGGCCCGGAACGTTCATGTGACTGAGGCCGATCCGACGGTCGAGCTGGGTCATAATCTTGACCTTCTCGTAATCGATGCCCATCTTCTGACAGATCAAGTACAATTCGTTAGAGATCATCACCCTGGCTGTCAGATGGACGTTAGTCGACAGCTTCACCATCTCAGCCTCCTCTGGCTCACACTGGATGATCTGGACGATACCGTCAGGGTGCTCTGGATCGAAGTTTGGGCCATCGATACGGGTCGGCCAGACTCCCTCGAAGTACTTGAAAACCACCCGTGCATCCTCGAGATCACCGCCAAGAAGAACCCGATTAGTTGTCTTAAAATCATTGACGGCATTCGCCTCGGTCAGGAACTCCGGAGAGAAGAGGATACGAAGAGCGTACCTATCCTGCATCCTCCTAGTAAACCCGGGAGGAACCGTGCTCTTGATCACAACGATGAAATCCTCGACGTCTCTCTTTGCCCTCAAGGCGGCGCTCTGGATATCTTGGACAACTGACTCAACGATACGAGTGTCACATTCGCCTGACTGTCTCATCGGAGTCGGAACAGCTACAAAGATGATCTCAGAGACCTTTACAACCGAATCGATGTCATTGCAAAGAGTTACTCGAGGAAACTTTTCACGACCTTCGTACCCATTCTCAGCGAGGAACTTGTCATAGACTATGACGCTGCAGAACGGTCGAAAGAGCTCTACAACAGCATTTCCAATGAACCCGTACCCAACCTGGCCAACAGTCGCCTGCGACATCTCAAACGTACGGATGAAATCAGGATCGTTAATATTCACGAAAGACCCTTCGAGAAGAAGTTAAAGAATCGCTTGGCCTGAACGGCCCAGTTCTCACCCAATGCGTAGGTACGTGCGTTCCGACCGATCTCTTGCCACGACCCATCCTTCACACGTGAGATGATAATGTCAGGCCAAAGATCGGGAGTCTCCACGATTCCAGTCAGACCGTTCTCTATCAACATCGACGGTGTGCCCATATGTGGCGGATAAAGTACCATCGAGCCGGCGGCCATTGCCTGACGATGGCATCGAGAGGATGGCTCAGGAAATGTGGATGAGTACGGAAGAATCGCTGACTCGTTAAACAAGCTCCAGAGCTGTGCACTGTTACGGACAGAGGGGAGGTGCCTCACTCCAGGATGCTTAAGGAAGTGCTGGAACCGTACAACCACATCTGGCTTGACATAGTCAGGATAAGTGACCGTCAATCGAAACCTTCGATCTTTGTTCCAAAGTCTAAGAAAAGGATTGATCAACGCATCGAGTCCACGTCCTGGATCCGATGCCCAGAGGAGTGAGTACGGATCCTTGTTACCTGGATAGTACGTGTCCGTGTCGACCCCAAGGGTCATCCCTTCATACAGACGAGATGCTGGAACTAACCCATCGAGCTCCCTAGCAGTGTTTTCCTTATGCCAGGAAGGGAACACCAAGATTCCGTCAAGACGACCAGACTTGAATGCACTTCCGACATTTCGCTTCCAATCATCAGAGTATGAATGGTCCTGCGAGAGGATGACGTTTCGAGCTCCTGGAACGTACAGGTCGTCAAACCACTTCCTCCAATGTACGACGACATCATACGGCTGATGGTTTTCCTTGAAGAACGGATCAAGAAACTGCCCTTCAGTGAGTGTCGAGATGGTCCCTCCGCCTTCACTCTGAAAGTTCTTGGAAAACTCAACTGGCTCCGTGGTGGTGAGGTGGACCCTCACATCTGCATATCTGGCGTAGTACCAGGGAAGCTCCAGATGATAGCGGACGAAGGTCTCCCAGTAGCCAGTTGGGAGACTCGACGGATCCCTTCGCATGCCCACGAACGCAACATAAAGCGATCTTGCCACTTATAACTTCTCCAGGTATTCGATAGACAGCTCTCAAACCGAGGTACGCCAGATGTCACCTTTTCGGAATCGCATCTTGAAGTTCCAATTGGGCGCCTGCTGTTCCTGATCTTCGTCAGAAAGAAGTTCGAGGCCGACTGACGCAGCCTTTTCGGTCAACATTTGCTTCGTAAAGCAAGTGTGATGCCAATTTCCAGGATAATTCTGCCCTCCAAAAAGTCGCATCATCGCTGCCTCTCGAATGTCACTCAGGGTCTGTCCACACCCTTGACATGATCCATCTTGGGTAGCGGTATTTAACCAACACCCACATCGATTGCACTGAAACGGAAGATACTGCGTCGTTGTGTCTCCAACGAAGACTGACGCGAGGATCTCCATATCCGGGACTTGGATGACCACCGTACCATCCGATCTAAGCACCCGATAACACTCCAAGAGGATCAACTTCGTCTGAGCGTACGGAAAGTGCTCCAGGAGGTCTAACATGAGAATCTCGTCCGCAGACTGGTCCTCGAACGGCCATGGAAACTTCGATAGGTCCACAATGACCACGCGAGGATCGATCTGCCTAAAATCGACGTTGACGTATCCTTCGCGGATATCATTTCCGCAGCCAAGGTTTAACCTCATGCATTCCTCTCGATGAAGTCAACAAGCTGCCTGGCACGATCGACCGGCATATGACCCTGCAAGATATCATTATAGAGGTTCTCGCCGGCCGACTGATAGTATGGGATCCCATCAACCTTCGATGTCACGACCTCAACCAGGCGATCGACAAAGTCCTCACCGGCAAACTGACAGAATGTTGGCCTCGGGATGGACGGATCCCAACTAAGAAGCTTGTTGGAGAGCAGGCATGTCTTGGTCAGACCGACCTCGAAGTGTCTACACTGCAGCCCAAAACCCGTTCCAAACGGTTGCCCGACGTCTGTGGCATGGTTGAGGACCACCTTCGAACGACGATAGATGTCCACCACATGCGGGATGTCTTGACTGACCTCGAAATGGGTCTTCCAACCAAACTCCTGGGCCACAATCTTAGCCTGGTTGATCATCCGCAAACGACTGGCATGGGCTGTCGGGCTTCCGATACTCCCTATGAAGGACACGTCGATGTCCCTCTCGATCGGAGAGGGACTTGGACTGTAGAGATCTGGATCTGCCGTAAGCAAAAGGGTCTCAGCGGCCCGATATCCAAGAGACCGAGCCACTGTCGCGCCGTGATCATCAAAGCTGAGGAAGAGGTCCGCGTACCTCCTCATCTTCAAGATCATCTCTCGAATGTGAGGAAACCTCGCATCGTCAGGCTGGTAAACCACGATCGGATGATCCAGCCGTCTCAGCATGATGTCTTCATTGCCGACACAGCTCTTGAAGACCACCGTCACGTCGGCCTCATTTGGACAGTCGGTCGTCACGTTCGGATCAACCTCATTCACCTCATGGCCAGCCTCCCTGAGGCCCTTGGCAAAGGCGATCTCAGTACCAAACGGGGCGTTAACCACAAACGGGCCAATCAGGTTGAGCTTCATCCTGGTTTCCCAAGCCTGATGCTGTCCTCATCCCTGTGCTCGGTACTAAACTCGAACAAAGCATTGAAATCTCCGACACCGTGGATCGAGTGTGGAAGCATCGGCGGAATCACAATTGAGTCGCCCTGAGTAAGATTCCGGCTGACAACTTCACCTGATCCATCGATGAAGTCGATGCGGAACTGCCCCTCGACGCAAAACATAGTCTCATGTTTGATTCCATGGAAGTGCATCGAGGTATGGTGACCCTTCTTCACCTCAAGGATCTTTCCACAATAATACGGCAGGTTGATGATCCAGACCTCTCGACCCCAGACCTTCTGGACGACCTTATAGTCATAGTCGTCCCTAACCCGTGGGACATTGAAGTTAATCTCAGCCCTGTCTAAGGGGGTGGAACTCCACTCTTTTGAGTCATTCTTGAGGTCTTTGATAACCTCATCTTCGTCAGCAGTCCACGCCATATGCGCTCCTTATCCCCTGACTAGTTCCGATCTTACCACCGATATTCTCTACGCCGTTCTTCCCAGCACATGTGTAGAACTGGTACCTGCCCTCCAAGTGCGAGGGCATTGAGACGATCTCGATCGGACTACGCCCGGTATACTTCTTAGCCGAGGCAATCTCATCCACAAGGTCCTCAAAGCTCATCGGAGCACCAGTCCCAACATCATAGACCACACGCCAACTGTGTCCAGTCCCAGGTAGCTTCTGAACGAGATCGCATACGACCATCGAGACAGCAGTGCACGGGATAAAGTCCCTCTGGGCCAAAGGACTGTGCAACTCGAACTTCGAGCCCTTCTCGAATGCCTGGGCGATCTTCCATGGCACCGAAGCCATGGTACCCTTATGATGCTCATTCCTACCAAAGACGTTGAATAGACGAAGGGAGACCGTGCTGATCCCCTCTGCACGAAGCATCATCTGCTCACCGAGAGCTTTCGACAACCCATATGGATTGTTCGGCCTGCGGTCGTTTCCGTAGACAGCCGCGCTGGACATGAAAATGATGTCCGAGCCATCATCCGACGCATTCTTGACGAGACGCTGGGTGAACTGGACGTTTCGACAGAAAAGGTCATCGCTTCCTAGGTCCATCGTGTCAACGACGGCTCCGGCGTGAACGATGATCTCAGGCTTGACTGCCTTCTGTTCATCGAGGACAAAATCAAACGGGTCGATAAGCCCAGCTACTCGAGGCAAGATCCGATATAACTCATCCATAATAGGCAGACGAGCCCTCTCATACCGAGAAATCAGGTCCTTCCAGAAGTCAACCACGTACACATCGTGACCCTGATTAACCAGATCATCAACAATCTGTGATCCTATGAATCCCATCCCACCGGTGACCGCAATCCTCATCCCTTACCCCAAACGAAATCGACAAATTGTTCAGCGATATGCTCCACTGACGGAGAATCCTTGTCGAACGCTATGCTCAAAGATCTATCACAGAATGGAGGGTTCTTAATGGTGAGGCCAGGATAGGCAAAGAGACCACAGGTTGGCATACCTGTCGAAGCCGCCACGTGCATCATCCCAGTGTCATTTCCGATGTATGCTGCGCATCCCGTGAGCTCTCGAAATGAAACTTTTAGATCTGCTATTGGCGGAAAACGATATGGACTATCATTCCCAAGAGCCTTGATGATCTGATATCCAACCTGAACTAGGTCCATCGGACCTCCGGTAGAGAGGAACTTCGTTCCAGGCCGAAGCCTATGGACCTCCCTGATCAGCTTCGCGTATCGCTCATTCCCAAAATGCTTTGATGAACCGAATCCGCCTGGATCCCGCTTGTATCCGACCCCGACATAGACAAGGTTGGGATCCTGCGCTGCAGCTGGAAGGAAGCAAGCGCTGGGAGTAGGGCCATCGTAACCAAGCTCTCGAGCATTCTCCATCTGATACTCGACCTCATGTTTCTTCCACATGTCAAAGCCGAGACGCTCTACGTTTCCAGGCCTTTTCCTCTCATCGAGAACTCTTTTGGCTTCATAGTGCTGACCGTTCTTCCACCTGCCGTCGAATGGAATGGCCATGATAGCTACATCGTAGCCTTTTCGATGACCAGGTGGGACCTGATCGACCCAGATCTCATTGATGATGGTACCCCGAAGGTACGAGAAAACGACAGCCGCTCCAAAGTCATCCGGAGTAGATCCGATGAGAAGATCGACATCTCCCAACGTAGAGAGAGCCTTGATCATAGGAATCGCAAGGACTGCATTCCCAATCCCAAAGGTCTTTCCGACGAGGATCTTCAAGGCTTCCTGCAGCTAAAGATCAGATCTGGATACGACAGTTGGAGGTTGCCGACCCTTGACAGTTGGGTCCAGATCGGCGGCGGAGGCACTGGAGTGAGACCTCGGGTGTGCATCCGATGGTCCTCGAAGCGACCAAAGATCCTCTTCATGTCCTGAAGGTTGTAGAAGGCCACGTGTCCACCGTGATACACCTCAGAATCACCAGAGGTATGTGGGAACACGCCGTCAACCACTAGGCTGTGCAGATGCTTCCAAAACTGGATGTTAGGAGTGTTGATGAGGACCTTACCGCCAGACCTAAGGACTCGAAAACACTCTGCGGCAAACTTCTCCGGATTGATGATGTGCTCGATGAAATCGAGCGCCACGACCAGATCGACCTCCTCCTGCCCGATCGTATTGCCGCTCAGATCGGAGAACCCGCTGCTGTCAACGTTGGTGCAGATAAACCTGTTCCCCTTGGCCTCAGCAGGACCCTTACAATCCTTTGCGATGTCGATCGTCCAGCGAACCTGGAAGTGATCTCTTAGAGCATATCCGAGATTTCCAGTGGCGCCTCCGACATCCAACAATGACCCAGAACGTGGAAAATCCTCATTAAGGATGAGGTCCACGGCACGATCGATCCTCCCATTTCCGCCGCCGTACGGACCGACATTCGCCGACTCGTTCTTGCGAGCGGAGATGTCGTCGTAGAGCTTGACAAAAGGATCAGACCCCATCTAACCACCTTAATACATCGGCCCAACGCTGCTTTACAGAAAGTGCGGTGGTCGCAAGCTGGTTTCCCTGACGGGCGACCTCCTCACGATAATCATCATGTGAGAGGAGATAGTCGATCATGGTATCCAACTCGGACTCATCGCTAAAGTACGAGCAGTGCCAACCGTCAGTGAAATCATCCATCATGCCCGGATCGTCTATTCTCTGACTGAGCATGTGAGAGCCGACGAACGGAATCTCGTATGCCCGCAACGTTTTACCACGATCAGCCGCCCCACGCAGGTTTAGACAGATCTTTGATTGCTGCATGATCGTAAAGAGCATCTTCTTGGGCAAGAACTCCTCAAACGAGTCTGGGCGGCGCTCAAGATAGATGTGATTGCGTAGGTGCCCCCATCTCCTCTCAATGTGATCGATGAACCTCGCTCGATCGGGATGACTGTTGTAACCGACGAAACAGATATCAATGTGCTTCTCGGGAGGTTCCCCGGGCCTCTCCCAGTAGTGATCGAAGTTTGTCGACCAACGAATGTTTCCGACCTTGAACGGAAGATTCGCATACTCGGGATACCAGTTATCGAGGAGCATCGCCTGCAGCTTATCACCGTAAAGTGATGCGACGAATTGAGGCGATTGGTTCCAAAAGCGATCATGGCCAGCAACCACGACGACCTTCGCATCGACCTTATCGAGCCCAAGCTCACGATACTTCTGGAAGCTCTCCATCCGCTCGTCAAGCCAGATTCGATCAATCAATCCATTGCCATCAAGCGCCTTGATCACCTCCTTATCATTCCTCAGGATGCCGGCATGTCGATCGTCCCAGACGTCATTCGAAAACCCCAACGTTCGACGTTCAAGCCCCCAGTCAGGAGCCCGTAACCCATTGATGACATCCCACCACTCACGATGCTTGGGCTTATACGGGACATCGATCACACTCTCATACCCAAGATTCTGCACAAGACCGGCGAAGCACAGGTCGAGGGACCAATCGCCGCCAGCTCGAAGGTCAATCACAATCTCAGCCATCGAAGTCCTCAAAGAGATCCTTTGGGATTTGATCGAAGAAACACCTCATGTGTTCCAACCCGATGTTCGTCTCCCACGTCCAATGCAGCGTAAGCACCACATCACGATCCTTTCCCTCACCGATGAGGTGCATATGGGCATTCCTCTGAAGGAGCTCATCGGTACGACCATACTCCAACGGAGACATGCTATAAATGAATCGACTTGAGCCCCTCACCATGTCCGGATTCGTCTCGGGTCCACTGGTGATCCAGACCATGGGAGAGTTAAGCAGGGCTGCATAGGTCCTACCGTCGATCACATTCCTCGGCGGCATATAGACCTGAACCTTACGACCGACAGCCTCCTGTAACGAGACATGACGTGAGAGCAGCTCCTCACGGATCTGCGTCACGGTCAACCACGGCTCAAACTGATTTCCGCCGTTCCTGTCAAGGCGCGCCTCGTCATGGTCCGTGCCATGCATCCCGATGACGCAATCTGTCTCGTCCCGAAGAAACAGGACATCGTCTATGGTACACCGATCAGGGATGACCCCAAGGAGATACCTCTTCCCACCAAGATGCTCCCTCAGACGTCTGTCAAACTCTCGAAAGGCGGCCAAGGTGTGCTGCGGCTCTCCTCTGGTTTGCGGAAAGTCATCCACCCGGACTCGAATCACGACGATATCACCTGACCATCAAAGACCTCCCTCATCCGTCTAAAGATCGCCGGCTGGATCTTCTCAGGGATGAGATGGACGCCGTCTGTAGAGACATCGTCGTCATTAACATGCGACTGCCCAACCCAATGGACCCTTCCGTAGACATTTCCGAGGAGGGAACACATGGCCCGGACCCCGTCATTCACACGAATGTTCAGATCGGTGGCCTGTCGGACGTTCGGACCGATCGGCTGCCCAGGTTGTAGGAGGGTGTTGACTCCCTGCGGATAACGAAAACCATGATAGATGAACACGTTTCCCCTGACCCTTCCGGAGAGGATCAGATCCTCCTCAACAAATCGCATGTATCTCGAGATGAGCTCGAGGACCTTTCCATGTAACATCGCGCCATCCTTGAAGTACCTGCCATTGTGATACCGAGCATCGACCTCGCCGAAGACCAGTCCGACGTTATCAACCCCGCCAAGAGAGTCGAGGGTGTTAAGGATCCTATTTCGAGCCCCATGCCGACTGTTCGGATTTAAAAGACCGTACATCGTAGAGCCTGATAGTTCGTTGGCAATCGTATCGATCGTACGAATGTTGTGTTCGACGTAAGAGACGTTGTCAGCCGCAGCCCCGTGATTCACAAACGGAAAGAAGACCCTCCAGTGAGAGTCTCCGAAGACATACACGTCATGCGTCATCCCTCAATCTCCTCTACATACTGTCGCCAGCCCTGACGAAACTTCTCGATCGAGAGATACTCCTCAGCCACTTCCCTAGAAACATCTCCCATGACTGGGAGAAGATCAGGCTTCTCGATAACCATCTTGACGGTCTCAACCGTCAATTCCGGTGACCTCTTCTCTCGAGGCATAGCCTGAAGGCCGCGGCGCTTTCTTACCGTCCAGACGAAACCAACATCATATCCTACGAAAGGAACTCCACAGGCAAGGGACTCAGCGACAAACATGCTATTTCCCTCGTAACCAGAGGGATGTACGACGATATCTGCAGCCGCCAGAACCTGAGCCTTTGTCCATGACTCATCATGACGACCTAAAAGGGCCTGGGCTTCATCCAATGAGAGGACATTGGCCTCCGAGATGCTATTCTTGAGCAGACTGATGTGATCCCAGCCCTTATTGACATTCCCCCTGTCATTCACTCCATGGATGATAAGCAGGCCATCCAAGCCAGTATCACGATCAGTCGGACGGAACACCTCAGTGTCCACCCCGTTGTTGATCACCCGATCGACCTTGAATCCCCACTGCCGTTCCATCTCATTGGCAATGAAGTCAGAGACAGCCGTGATGTGTTTACCAAGATCGACCCAACGCCTTCTGAAGGCCACTTGGGCGGCGTGATGGTAGGGCATGTCGGGCTGCTTCCCAGCCTCCACGTCTTCCTTCGTGAGATGGGACCAGATGCCGTGACTGTGGCTGATGGCATTTTCCAAGTGTTGGAGCCCATCGGCCCAAAACCCATCTGCGATGACCACGTCCGTCGGACGGATCTTCTTAGACTGGATCAGGTAGTGGTTCAGTGTTCGAGCCCTCTCCCATTCAGGGAGATGCTCCATCTCGATGCACCATGGAAAGTCCCACCAGGAGAAGTGAAGACACTCTCGGTCAGGAAATGCTGCATGAAGGTCCCGATTGAACTTCGGAACACCCCCTGGAGCATCCAAAGGAGTAAAAGAGACAGTGATGATACGATTTGGCATCGACTCAAGCGAGCGCTATCACCTGGTATAGCCCCACAGGATCGGATATTCCCGATGACACTCCCAACCCATGCCACGAATATCACAGATCCACGGCTTTTGGTGCATGTCCCAACAACGCTGGTGATACTCGCTGAGTGGTTGACAGTAGATTCCTGGTCCTAGGACATCGACTGGACGCATGGCCACCGTACAGGACATCACGAATACCATGACTAAAGCAAGCAGAAACCTCACCCCTTCACCCTCTCCTTGTCTGTATCGCTCTCAGGAAGCTCCCGACTGAGCCACGTGCTCTTATCGTATCCGGCGTGAACCACCAATCCAGGCATCACCAAGTTAGTGCGTCCAGACCTGCAGACTGAGTTCTCGTGATTTCGAATAAGCCACCAATCGACGCCGCTTCCCATTCCATCGTTCGGTTTAGCACGGACCCTACCGGTCTCTGGATCAAACCGTGGGATCGGCATCATGCTGATCCAGTACTCCCGCCGGGCCATCATCTGAGACGCTCTAATCCAGTCCTTGGTGACCAGCTGCCTGCCTATGACATCCCTTACAGGATGCTCGATGCACTCGACTCCCGAGGCAAACCCTAACCTCAGACTCTTCTCGTAGGCAAAGAACCTAGACGCTAAGATCGACAACCAATCCTTTGTGTAGAGGAGGTCATCCTGACACATCGTGATCAGCGGTGCCACCTTCGATGGATCACCGTGGGTCGGATGTCCATACCAGGTGTTGATCGACTGGATGTGTGCGATCGCTCTATTGATCGTCGGACCCAAACCCTCATTCTCGTTGGACATCAAGACGTAGTCGGCGCATTCATGGGTGATGCCCTTAAGATCATCGTCGATGTCCGCATTGTTACCATCAAAGCAGAGGGTGAGCCGAAACTCGTCTCGCTTCGTGTTCTTTAGGAGTGACTCAAGGGAGCGGACGGTCAACTCGTCCCTTCCAGGTTTTATCGTCACAAAGATGTCAGTGATCAGTCCCATCGTCTCAACTCTTCGTTGGACATCTCGACGACATGCTGCCAATGTCTCTAAGATCGTTCACACCCAGCCCCTCATGCTTGTCGGCGGCTCCCGGTCGATGGTGAACGTCTCGGCTTCATGGTGCTCACCGCCGCGCTGACGAAGCTCCTTAGCTTTCTTGAGGACATCCTCATCGGTAACGACGTCTGGAAACCTAGGTTCAGGTGGAGTCTGGTACAGGACCTGCCACTGCTTATCCCAGAAGTCTCGGAAATTCCGCACCTTCCTGGGAAGGTCAGCCCAACTGTAGTGCCAGACCGACGGAAGCCTCCTAAAGATCTCATTCATGACCCGCCCATACTCCTGCGGAGACTGCTGACGCAGGGTGTCAAGTTCATTACTATAGAAACCACGGTGCGGTAGGTGTTCGCCGGTCACGATATCGATCATCTCGCATCCGTCCGACATTCCCTTCTTGGCATAGAAACGACCCGTGTTTGGGTCCATGACCCGCGCATGGATGTTGATACCGTGGGTGATACGCAGGTTGTTCCTGCTGAGTCTCCATTTCCAAGAGTGTCTGTCGGTCCGAACCGTCCGCTGGTCTCCCCAGAGCTCGATCACCGGAAGGTGAATCACGTCCACATCGCTTGGAAACCTCTTACACATATCGACGATCTTCTCATAGTCGTCCTCATGGACGACCTCGTCGGCATCCTGTTGCCAGAGGAACTCCATGTCAGGAGACACCATGGCACGTCCGAAGGCCTTCTGCATGCCATCCATGCCAGGCTCGTCGGGATCCCACTCTCGAAGAATGACCTTCAGCTTTCCACTTTCGATCTCATCCTTAAAAGATCTTTCAAGTTCTTCACGACTATCGTCCGTTGAGCCGCCATCGACGACGATCACCTCATCGCAGAATCCTAGCATGCTCCCGATACTTTGGATGTATGGATAACCGTGGGTCTTGGGATTTAAGATGTGAGTGTACCCGGCAACCTTTGGTCGATAATCCTGAAACTCGCGCCCCGATTCAACCCCACAGGCCTCTAGGACGCTTCGATACACATCTGCAGGTGCGATGTTGTTGATACAAGGATTCCCCGCATCGATCCTACAGACATCCTTGTAGCAGGCCTTCTCGCATCCATTGCGATCTGGGGTCTCAATGATCCTCAGGCGACGTGCCGCCTTTCCTATAGATTCCTTGTCAACCAAGAAATCAACATCTGAGAGAGACCTCAGCTTAAAGTCCATCGGACCCGTCGACCTAGGATACGAGCTTCCGAAGAGGGCGACGACAGGCAGCCCATAAGCCGAAGCGACATGCATCGGAAAAGAGTCGATGCCGACAAGCGCGTCACACTGCTCGAGTAGAAACACGCCGAGCTCATTATATCCGAGCTTGCCGCGCATATCCAAGTCGACATCACCGACAGAGATGTCGTCAGAGGCCCCGACCTGGACGACCTTGATGCCAGCCTCACGAATGTTCCTGACGACATCCTTCCAGTAGGAATAAGCCCTCGCAGACTTCTGCCCGCCAGAGTGTAGCGCCAGCCAGGGTCCGCCCTCAAGCTCATCCCACGAACGATCATCTTCGGGTAAGGCAGCCATCGTGGGCTTCTCTAGCCTGGTCGGATCGACGTTACATTGGACGGCAAATTCCTCGATCAGATTCCGACCTTTGCCCCCGTGGATCCAGTTGGACCACGTCATCTGGACCGCAAGGTTCGGGGTGTAGACCTCGTCGAAGACATCCTCAAGGATGCCGACGTCCTGCATCCAGGGCTGCCATTCGATCACCTCATCGATGAAGTCAAGCCCTTGAACGATGGGAAAATACTGTGTCGAAGTAGCGAAATACACCACGTGATCATGGTGCTTACGTTTTAGCTCGCGTACAATCGAGGTGCTGAGGAAGACGTCACCGGCAGACATCGGCATCGTATAGATGAGCGATTTCCCCCTTGCTCGCACCTTCCCACGCAAGGCAGCAATCAGGCTTTCGCGAGTAGCCGGCCTTGTGATCGAGGCCTCCTCACAGGCCCTCCTGACGAAGTCTACAAAGACCGCACCGGTGGCCTCAAGCGAATATCGACTATGGATGTGCTGTTGTAGTTCCTCAGCCCACTTCCTCGGTGTCTCAGCGCTCATCACCAACTTCTGCATCTTGGTGACCGCGTCCGACTCTCTCGGAACCGCCCAACGTGATCCTTGACCCATGACTCCCGGCCAGATGCACTCTGGGTAGATCTCCTGAAGGTCTGCATCGACAGGAACAAAGAGCTTCTTCCCTTCCTTTGTAAGGAAGTCAACGTGCCCAGACCAGTCGGTGGCCATGACCGGAGTACCGCAGGCTGCAGCCTCGATCAAGGGCAAGCCGAAGCCCTCACCGTGGGTAAGACTGACGGCGGCGATGACCCTCGGATCATTGTACACCGCAGCCATCTCCGACTCAGACATCCTGCCATGGAGGATGAAGATCTTTGGATACTCACCGCAGCCGGTACCCTGTTTAATGTCCGAGACCCTCTTCTTCGTCACCTCAAAGTCGACCATTGAGGCATTGACGATAGAGGTCTTCAAGATCAAACCGACGTTCTTGTTCCCTGCAAACGAACGACAGAACCATTCGACCAGCTTAGTAACGTTCTTTCGATCTCTACCGTCAGGCCTGTCGAGCCCCAGTCCACAAAAGATAAAGTTCTTTGCCGGAACCCCAAGCTCGTCGAGAAGACTGCTGGAGACGACCATCGGCTTAAAGACCGACGTGTCAACGCCCTCAGGGATTACAACGATAGGCTTCTCAAGACGAAGCTTCTCGCCCCGCTGTCCCTGGTACTCCACAGCAAACGAACGCCTAGAGTGCTCTGACGGGACAACGACGACATCGACTTCGTTATTGCAGGCGATCAGCCACTCAGGGGTGACGCGATCGGTCTCGATACCAGCGGTCACTCCGATCATCAACGGAGCCCGACGACGGAACTCGTTGGGAATCGTGACTTGGATGGCCACATCTGGATTGGCATGCTTCCGCCCTGTCAACTTCCTGATCCAAGCCAGTTCATCATCCCACAGGAATGGGGTCTCACCCCACTTAAGAGACTCGACGGCGATGTCATACTCACCGGAGTCATAGAGGGCCTTGAGCAACTGACGGGAGTGAACGCCATATCCCGATGCGGTCAGCGCCGGGGCGATGAACAAAAGCTTTCGCTTCATGGAGCCTTTCAGGGAAGGATGATACGGGAGCCAGTCCCCATCTTCTTCTCATACTGGTCCAGGACCTGGAGGCCCTGGTGGAGGTCGATCTGGGGCCTCCATCCCATGACGGAGGCGGCCTTGGCGTTGTCGGCCAAGGTGATCCTGGCCTCACCGAGACGCGGTGGGATGTACTCGACGAGGCGATCCCACTCCTCCTGGGAGAGATGACAGTCGTGCTTGCCGGCCACCACACGGGCAAGTTCATTGATGCTATAGTTCTTCCCGGTGCCGATATTAAAGACACCGGTCGCCTCCCAATTCATCATGGCCATCATGTTGGCCCTTACAACGTCACCGACGAAGGTGAAGTCACGTCGTTGTTCGCCGTCACCGACGATCGTCATCCTCTTGCCCTCACGAAGCTGCTTGCGGAAGATGGCGATGACTGTCGCGTACCGCCCCTCCTCCTGGTGACGAGGACCGTAGACGTTGAAGTACCTAAGGCTGACGGTCGAGAGGCCATAGAGCCTATGGTACACATCCATGATCTCCTCACCCGCCTTCTTGCTCATCGAGTATGGGTTGAGGCAGTCCGTCGGCAGGTCCTCGTGCAACGGGATACCTTGGTCCAAGAGATGATCGCTTCGACGACCATAGGCGGAAGAGCTGGCTGAGTAAACCACCCTCCTGACTCCCATCTGCCGGGCGGCCTCGGCCACGTTGGCCGTCCCTTGGACGTTCGTCATGAACGAATGTAGAGGATTGGTGATCCCGGTCTGGATACGAGAATCAGCCGCCAGATGGAACACACAGGTGACATGATCGCAGGCCCGTCGGACCAGATCAAAGTCCAAGATGCTGCCTCTAATGAAGTCGAACTTCCTGTTCCCGCTCCAACGTCTTAGGTTCTCGACCTTACCTTCCGAGAGGTCATCGAGGACCCTGACCTCGTGACCCAACGTCATAAGCTCATCTACGAGGTTACTTCCGATGAATCCGGCTCCGCCGGTGACGAGGACTGGCATTATCCGCGAGTCTCCGCAATAACATCGGTTGACCGCTCGGCCTGTTCCTTCTGCCGAATGACAGCCATGATATTTCGGGCGCTCACCATCGTAAAGCTCTGGTTTCCAACGCGACCTTCTACGGCACCGATCACATCGTAAAACACCAGATCACCGACCGAGAATGACCTAGCTTCATCACAGTCATCCTTAGCGACTATCTGTGCCAATCGATGCTGCTTAGCCAATGCATTGCTCGGAGCAATAATGATGCCCTCCTTACCGACCCTCTCATCTTCTTTGACGGGATCGATCACGACCCACTTGTTCGTTGGTCTCAACTCAAACATCGTTCCTCCTACACAGTCGCCAGACGGATAGATCCTCGAGATCCCCTCTGCACCGCATACTGAGAGATCGCACGTTCCAAACCGTTCCGCCAACCGTCGATCATCTCTTGCATCCCAAAGGTCTTCGAGGCCCACTCCCGAGCCTGCAGCCCGAGCCTCTTCCTCTCAGCACGACCCATCCTGAAGACTTTCTCTAGAGCAGCGGCGACGTCGTCGTCATTCACACGATCATCGTAGATGTAAGGCACAGATTGGGAGCCGACTCGGTTACGCGCCACCGGAAACACCGGCTGGCCCCACCACCTATGAGTGGACCGACGCTGCCGAGCGATCTTCGTAAGCCTATCTTGGTCACTAAAATCCTTCAGGTCCTGCCACCAGTCTCCGATCTGAAACTGCAACCCACCGGTCATGTTGACGACAATGGGAGTACCCGCATAGAGCGCCTCGAGCGTACCAAGACCGAACCCCTCGTTATTCGAGATGTTGATCACGCAGTCAGCGCAGTTATACATCACGTTCAGCTGCTCCGGCGGGACCCTCTGCTCTGAGAGGATGAAGAGGTCCTCGATGCCGAGCTGCTTTACGTTGGCCCGAACGTCCTGGCCCTCCTGGTCATCAGCCTGAGTGTGCATCAGGAGGGCGACCTTCTGTCGACCGACCTTCTTGGCAAACCTGGCAAACGATTCGATAACGTCACCGGTCATCTTACGGCGAGCGTTTCGATTGTTCCACATCACGATGAACTCTCGATCCGCAAATGGGCCGAAATTTTTTCGCCTAGTCTCTGTGATGATTGCCGGATCAAGCGGCTTGAACAGGTCTGCCGGCTCCGCGTGTGGCACGTATGCGTACCGTTCCTCCGGATAGTTTAGTCCCTGAAGGATTCCGTACGTCTTAAGAGAGAGCGTCATGATGAAGTCGGTGGCATTATAGATCGCCCGGTTGAACTCTGGGATCGGATCGTTATCCCAGACGTGCCAGTACACAATCGGGCAGACCGACCTAACCTCGTCCTCCATCTCCCAGACCCACTGGAAGAACCGTGGATCAGTGAAGAGGACGACAGCGTCAGGCCTCTCCTCTGCGAGGAACTTTCGAAGGAGCTCTTTGTTTCCATGCCCGTCGACAGGATGGATGATCCAGTTACCTTGGCCGAACTCCTCAGGAGCAACCATCTGCGGTCTGTAATCGGGATGCCTGATCGCACCTCCAAAGCAGATGAACTGATACTCACCGGTCTTCAAGAGACCACTGATGACGTACTTGGCCTGGATACCGACCCCTGAGGGGACAAGCGGGTGGTCAGACAACCACAGGATCTTCTTTCGAACCATTCCTCCGAACCTTTTTCGAGATAAACCTTCGATGGATAAGAAGAGTCTCCCGATCCACCTGAGGTCTGATCTCTCAGGGAGGAAAATAAACGGGCATCTGACCCAGGGGAGCTCGTTCTACAGGTCTAACTACCTGCGGTGACTTCCGCAGACCCTGGACAGAGTTCGGTGCCCATCCAAGGACACTTTGTAGATCTTTTCTCCTTTGTGTCCTTATCGATCCATGAGCGAACGCAGGCTGCAAAGTTCTGCTCGTATGAATACGAGTGCATCGCCGTAATCGTTTTCTGCAGATAATCTAGGGCCCTCTCGATGGCCTTCGGTCCTGCACTGACCTTGACCACTTCAACAGAAAGATCTCCTTCCCTCGGCTTCTTCTTGAGGAGAATGAACGCGAGGCTGACGTTCTTCGGATCCGCTCCGGTCATCTTGCAGAAGAAGTGCTTGTACAGGAGAAGCTGGGAGATTACCTCGATGTCCTGAAACTTCTTCGCAGGCCATCCCCACTGACAGGTCTTGAAATCCGCGATATAGATCACGGTCTTCCGCTTGAGCTTCTTGACGAAGACGATGTCGATGAATCCCTTAAAGTTGATCTGAAGACCGTCGGTCCTGAGGATCGGTTCAAGGAGCATCAGTTCGGACTTGAGGGTCGTGATCCCCTTCAGCTCCTCACACTCCATGCAGTCTGCATAGAACTTCGGGATGCAGTCCCTGATCCGATGAGCCTCGGCTCTATCTGAGGGATGGGTGAGGTCTAGTGTCTTCAATGCCTCATCGTACATCTCGAGGGCATGTTTCGATGCCTTCTCGACGGTCCCCTCAGGTCCGTAAAGGACCTCCATCCCAGAGTGAACTGCCCTTCCGAAGTCCATCTGGAACGACCGTTCTTCTACCTTGTGTCCCTGGACGTTCTGGATGAACCACCTCCACGAGCATTCATGGAAGAGCCTTAGCTCAGAGAATGAGACCCTATCCCTTAGCTGCCCGTAGAGCGGAAGATGTATCCGCTTGGACACTATGGCTTCAGAATAATCAGCTCTGTCTCAAGACCGTTCGGAAGGTGTCCCTTACGGGCTTCATCGGTGGCGAATCTCGCCTCCACGACACCAGCGATCTGATAGATCCTTCCGTTTAGGAAGGCATAGTCCATTCCTGAAGGAATCTCCTTGAGCTTCTGTTCGAGGGCGACGATCCGCTCATTGGCCATCTCAAGATCACTCCTGAGCTTGGCATTCTCGATCTTTAACTCCTTTGCCTCGTCTCGGGTCCTCGTTTCAGAAACCTTGACATCGGCTGACGCTTTTGTCTTGTCATTCTCAGTCGGCATGTCGGTTAGATACCACACGCGCTCTTATAGAAGACTGAAAGGATTAACTTAAATAATTGAATTAACTTAAATAATTAAATTAACTTAAATAATTGAATTAATTTAAATAATTAAATTAACTTAAATAATTAAATTAACTTAAATAATTAAATTAACTTAAATAATTAAATTAACTTAAATAATTAAATTAATTATAATATATATATTAAATATATAGACTATTAGTTAGTAACAGAGGATATGCGGTGTGACCAATTTTCTGTGGTCTGCTTGTGATCTAATGCCCCTCCTTCAGGAGGGCGGTCTGTTACCCTGCCTCAGATGACCTCGGGCCATCATCCCAGTTTTTGGGATGAACACCTACTCCTTTCAGGAGGTGATCCCAGGATCCGGACAGCGTACGTTCTGGGGTGGCCAGATTAGTCTGAGATGTGTCTATCAGGTCGACTTGGCGGGAAACCTTACTTCCCAATTGCGATGGCGTAGAAGGGCTTCGATTCACTCGGGCACCTCCAGCGCTTGGAGAGGTTCGTCCGGGATGCCACGGTGAGACCGTTCTCGTCCATGTTCTTCTTGGTCCGCGCAGGGTCGAAGTAGATGACCTTGTCTCCTACGATTCCGATGACAGTGACCCAGTGGGTCCACTGGTCGAGACAGAGCACGACCGGCCTTCCGTCTAGGACGTTGGCCCGGACGAAGGCCCACGCTGCCGCTGTGTCTGCGGAATGGTGCGGTGTGGCGGTCCAACCGAGCTGCCGTGCGGCCTGGATGAGCTCCTCCTCGTCCGTCCCGTCTTCAGTGGTCCCTGCCTTGGCACGGATGGTCCGCTCAGAGACCTTTTGTCCAAGGACCAACCCCGCCGACCTCAGCGCCGCGGGACCGCACGACCATGGTCTCTCCTGGTACCGCACGGGATAAGTGGCACCTCTGACAGGAGTCGAACCTGCGTGTTATCTAATCACCGTTTCAATGACTTAGAATGTCAGACGGGCGTTGAGGTGAGAAGGTCTTAGATTCTCTTGAGGAATCCGAGGAGGGCGGCTGCCTCAACATCCGAGAACGATAGTAACGACTTCAGACCACCGTGGACCTCTCTTGAGGTACGGTCCCGATCGAGTAGCTTCCTGAGGACGTCACGTTCTGCGGAGGTTACCTCAAGGTGTACGGATTCATCGTCGATTTCTACTGGGAATAGATAGCCCTCGACGGTCTTACGTCGCGGGATCCTCTTGAGGAATCCGAGGAGGACGGCTGCTTCGGCATCCGAGAATGACAGTAACGACTTCAAACCGCCGTTGACTTTTCCTGAGGTACTGTCCCAACCGAGTAGCTTCCTGAGGACGTCCCGTTCTACGGGGGTCACCTCAAGGCACACGGAGTCATCGTCGATTTCTACCGGGACCAGGTAGGCCTCGATGGTCTTGCGTTGTGGCTGGGGCTCAGATGGATTGCCCTCACCCTCGAAGTTGCTCTTCTTCGGCATTATGGTACGTATGGTAGCTCTTTCGGGTGCACTCGTCGTCATACCACATGATCGTGATAGGATAGGATGATATGCAATCCATCATCTTCTTTACTGCCTGTAACGGTAACGAGTACGAGCTACAAGTTGAACACGATCCGATCGTATCCATTCCAATCTCCGTAAGGGAGTTATCCGACGGGACAGTTCGAGAAGTTGAAGGCGATCGACAGTGGGCCGATCTTCGGGAGATGACCCATGACCTTAAGACCGAGATCAAGAAGTGGTCCTCTGACGTCGGTAATTGATCGTTTGAAAACACGAGAACGGATCGCTGGGTGTGTTCATTTGTCGCGGTGGTCGGAATTGCACCGACGTAGTCGCGGGTTATGAGCCCGGATTGGAAATGCTAACATCCTCACCGCATGACGGATTATCCGAAGATATTCCGTGTTAGAAAGCGCCACTGGCAGGACTCGAACCTGCGTGAATCCGACTACCCTTTCTACAGCTTAGGAAACTGAGGGGATACAGTGGCAAGTCGTGTCGAGGTTGAGCACAATAATAACGCAGCAAAATGAGCATTTGCCGCTGAAGTGGCCTAATCGTGCTTCCGCAGAGAGTCGAACTCTGACCGGGCGCCCATCTGGCCACGGGGTATAAACCCGCCTGCTCTACCGAGAGCTACGGAAGCTTTAGATTTGTCCTTAAGCGATTATTCCGTATGATTTGATACAAATCGTATATCTTAAGCAACATTCCGTATCATACCATCTGCTGCCTCAACCAAGATCATCGCGTTCTTTCGGTTTGCTCAGAAGTGGTCGGTGTGCGCTCGGAGTTCGAACCGCCTGGCGGTCTCGAGTATCATGCTACCTCCCCGCTGGGAACACCGGTAAACTGTATTGTGCGTTCGTTAGCACACTGTCTGAGAATCGAACTCAGGAAGGGAGGATTTGGAGTCCTCCCAGGGCCCAGCCCCCGGTGTATATGGTCGAGATGGCAGGAATCGAACCTGCTGCCTCACGCTCCCAAAGCGTGCGCCTCACCATGTCGGCCTCATCTCGTTGAGGGTTTGGAAATCTTTCTCTGAAGTCTCCGCCTTGAAAACATCATCATCATCAGCAGATGGGAAATATGAGTGGTAGCGGATTATGATCTGTCAACTGTTTGGTACACATTATTAAGAGTTAGAGCCCGTAGTGGGTACGAATCCACAACCTCCTGGGTACAAGCCAGGGCTCTACTTTTGAGCTATACGGGCGTTAAGTGGGTCTGGCAGGACTCGAACCTGCATATGGACGCAATGTCCCCCGATTAAAAGTCGGGTGGTCAGCCTTTGACACCACAGACCCCTGGGATATTGACATCTGTACGTGGAGTGGGAGTCGAACCCACACGATGATCAATCGGGGAGGTTTAAGCTCCCCACGTCTACCGTTCCGTCATCCACGCGAAGAGGATAGAGATCACCCTCTATAAAAGAGATGCACGGTCTATTCTATTTTCAAAGTTCTGCGGGTCGTTGAGGATTCGAACCTCTGACTTTCGTCCTAACCGATTTTCAAGACCGGCGCTGGAACCCGTCCAGCTTAACGACCCAAATTGATAGCAAGAAGAATACTTCTTTGTCTTTTTAACGGTGGTCAGCTTACTAGACGTCGACCGTTGTTCTCCGCATGCGGTTTCTTCCTTTCCTCTTTGTGCTTCACCGCGTGGTCGGCCGCGTGTGACGCCGCCCATGCCTTTGGCTTCACAACTGCATTGAAGCCCTGTCCGATCACAAGGCCGACCAGCTCTTCCACATATCTCGATGACCGATGTTTCGGATCGACGTTTACGTCGATGTGGATCGCGTCGACGTTGATCTTCATCCTATCTCCGATGTCTGGAGTCTCGGTCAGCTCCGCGGCTAGCTCGGTAGAGCGCCACGTCTCCTTCCAAAGCCTCTCTCTCAGTTCTCTGACCCTCGGGATAAGTTCGCGGTTGAAGATGACCCGACCACCCTTACCTGGGCGAATCAACGTCACGACAGTAACATATTCGGTGTGTTGACCTCTCTGTTGCGAGTCGGAGGCGATCGTTAGTTCTGCATCTGGAAATTCACGAAGCACTGCTTCGATGGACGACCGTAGGTCGACCTCTTCGCCAGCAAGCGTCTTCCACTTCTTCTCGATCACCGTGCCCTTTTACTGTAGAAAATAAAATATCCACTCCGGGTTACCCCCGGGCGGCCATAATACGACATTCCTCCCGGGGACTCAGTTCAAGCCAAGCGCGGCTTATCAGCGACAGGGTACTGGCCACCGCGCCCGGTGGTTCCAATGGGAAACCAGCCTGTGGTATCCAAAAATGCTTTGTCGCCTGAGTTCAGCATGGGAGCTACTCTAATACCTCGTTAATTATAGTACAAGCGCCGATCTGACACAGTAAATGATCGGAAGGGGGAGGGAAGATGATCGCGGCAGTCATGCTGTTCTTTTTGTCTGCGACTGTCGTTGACTTCCTTGGATATTGGCTCCACCGGTGGATCCATATCCCGGACAGCTGGGGCTATCGCGCCCACATGACCCACCACGTGGTCAACTATCCACCAAAGTCTTTCTTCTCAAAGAGGTATCGGTCGTCCCGACACGACAGCTTGGCCTGGTACTTCGCGCCGTTCGCCATGACATATGGCGCCTTGGTCATCCTTTTAGACCTGCCGCATCCCATGGCGATCATCTCAGGAGCCGCAACGACGATTTTCCTCAGCTCATATCTCCACGATGTGACCCACATCTCAGAGTCATTCGTATGGCGTTGGAGGATCTTTAAGGGAATCGCGGTGAGGCACTACACCCATCACTTCAAGATGGGTCGAAACTATGGGATCATTGTTTCGTGGTGGGATGACATCTTCGGCACACGTCGTCCTCCATGGCGTCCCGGATCGGGATCAACATCCCGACGACGAAGCCGAAAGCGTGGCCCAACACCGAAGCTGTGACGAGCGAGTCATCATGCTTAGTCACCAGCAGGATGCTTGACCAGTTTAGGAACGCAATCATAGCTGTGGTCAACACGCCAACCAGCATCCTCTTCATCTGGACCGACCTCGTAAAGAGGACGGCTCCGACATCGACGGCGGCAGAGAAAAGAAAGATCTGGATGGACTCCCACGTCACGGGATCAGCTCGATAAGTTGAATCTGATCTTCACTGACGTATGACCTGAAGTAGTCCGGAGAGGAGAGACCGCTGAGGTATTCGATCACGGCCTGACCGATCGGTCCCTTGGGGATTTCACGGGAGAGCTGTTCAACCGACCTCAGCCATCGATCATCGACCGAGATCTTGGTATGGGCTACCCACAGCGCCTGGACGATGCCTGTCTCAAGCAATGCCCACGCGGCGCCATATCGCGGATCTTTATCTTCAGCAAAGACGTCCTCGAACTGCTTTCCTAGCTCGGAGACAAACTTCCACTCTCCAAACCGTTCTAGCCCGTATGCCCAGTCGACGAATTTTGGGCCGGTTGCTAGAAAGGGAACCTCACCCCTTATCTGCGGCCAATTTGCAGAGCAATATCGTTGAATGAGAAAAGTCCGCTCACTCACGGTTAGCCTCAACGATTGATGACAGCAGCACCGCATAGCCTGCAGTCAAACCAACGGTGCTCATCAAATGAGAAAGGAACGTCAGACTTCCTGTAACCATCATACAACCGATGCGGTTGCGGGTGCGGACACATCACCCTCCAACGATGAAGGGTGTCGATGTATGCTTGGTAGAATTCCTCCGGGCCCGAGGCCTTTCGATTCCTACAGAGCTCGATGAAGTCGGCGTTTATGATCGCCTTCTCCTCATGGGTAAGCTCCTCGATCCGAAGGAGTGGTCCGTGGACATTCTCCTCCTCCATCTGTTTACGTCGGGCCTCTAACCTAGTCACCTCAGTTGGATCCTCGTGGAAGTTCGTCTTCCATGTCTTCAAATGCGATGAGCTGGGTCCCAAAGAACGCAATGACCTCACAGATTATCCGATACTGTTTCACAGCCTCGGCGGCCTCATCCGAGTCGACGTCCTTGTCGATCTCAGCCGCGGCGCGATCGTGTAAGAACATGGTAAGGTTGACCAGTCCCCTCTCGATCTCATCAGACTCCATGTCGATGTGCTCGGCCAGCTCACGAGCCACCATCTGTAGCGGGTTCAGTTTCTTATTCATCGGGATCCATTCGATACATACGTCAAATCTCAGGATGAGATGACTACGGCATACGTTTAGGATTTGGAAAGCGAGGCGAGCCAGGCAAGGTATCTCTTGAGCTCCTTGTCTTCGACCGTGATCCTTGTCTCTCCTCGCACGAAGATCCTGTAGCTATCGGAGCCATATTTCCCGATCCCGGGCAGTTGCATCGGATCTCGACCATCCCACAGGAAGGCATACGCCGTCGACATTCTGATCAGGCTTTTGGCCCGTCGACGTTGGAGTCCGAGGGGACTTAGAAGCGCCTCCAGATCGACCGTGTCCGCCGTCGCCATCTCATAGGGACTGCCCCAGAGAGCGAAGAGGTCCTCGTGGATTGTCTCGAACATCCGACCCGCGCAGAGGTTTAAACAGATCGTACAACAGAGCAGCTTCCATGGATCATCCGCGTATCTCTCTTGGAAAAGGTTGAACGGAGACCGCATCACTAGAGGAGACCGGCCAGAGGCCAGTCGCAGGTCCCCCATCGTAGGTCCGCATGCCTCAACCATCATTGGGTTGGCAACCCTCGCAGACAAAGGTGGCACGGCCACAGAGTATGTACCGCTTCACAGGAAGCCCACACGTCCCGCAGGAGGCACGTCTATACACATTCAGCCAGTCGTACCTGACCTGGGGGATGGAGTGATCCACAGACCAAATCAGGGCGGCGTGAAGTACACGGGCCTCCTCCGAGGATAGTCGGTTGGACCTGGCGCTCGGGTGGATGCCTGCCGCGTGAAGCGCCTCGACCGAGTAGATGTTACCGATGCCTCCGATGAACCGCTGGTCCATCAGCCGGACCTTAATCGGCGTCTTGACCTTGAGTCCCTCATAGAACTCGCTCGGACTCATCACGGGATGGCTTGGCATCCCATTCGGGGTCGAGAGCAGCTCAGGAGGAGCCGTAGGAAGTTCTGACACGACCTTCATGCTCCCGAAGAGACGGACGTCATGGAACTGAAGTACCTTTCCGTCGCCAAAGCGGATCTTTACCCGGATGTCATTCCGGTCCGGTTCGCGATCAGCCTCGACGTAATCGAAGGTCCACGGCTCATGTTCCCAATCGAAGTACCCGGTCATCGCGTTGTGTGCGATCAGGTAAAGCGGTCGAGGTGACAGGATCCGGAAGACGATCCGTTTCCCAAGGCGGAACACATCGTCAACATCCCATCTTCCACCGCACTGCTTGGGTCCGATCAAAGGTCCATCTGGTCCGTCAAAATACCTTCCGTTCCAGCGGACGATCTCAAAGTCGACGATCGAGTTGCCCCTGGCGTACTTTCGTACGACACCTGTGATGGCGTCAACCTCAGGCAACTCTGGCATCACTTCCTCCGGAAGATGCGTCGCCAGAGGTTTGGTTTTCGAGGCTGGACGTCCTTCTGCCACTCGCCGGAGATCGTCAGTCTCCCGCGGTGGTCGACCTTCTCCTGGACGGAGAAGACGACCTCTCTGCCCAGTTTAACGAGGATCGGGAGGCCGTCGTCAGCGACGTCAATCTCGATCCCCTTACCAGGCCTTGAGCCGCGCTCGTACCCAAGCGCCTCAAGCCGGTCGAGCGCGGCCCGGACGACCATGATGATCGAACGTTGGACCCGATCCAGCGCCTCAGGGCTGTCAGCAGACACCTGAATCTTCTGGACCTCGTCTCCTCTGAGGGTCACACTAGTTCTCCATGGACGGATCGCGTGCCACCGGGATGAAGCCCGGACGCTTGTGCGGGGGATCGAACACCAGGCCCTCGATGCCGTCGATCCCCTCCTCCTGACGCCACATTTGGAATGACATGTACGCGGCCCGCATGAACTGCTCTGGCTCGATGTCTGTCCCCTTGATCACGCCGCCGACCGCCATCGCCAGAACGCTCACCGCCTCCTCGGAGGCGAGCCCATTCGCGATGAGGACCAGGCGGAGCTTCTTCACCAGTTCCACGCCGGCCTCGCACACAGCGTCGAACCTCTCGTCACTCATGGGATTGATGACTTGCATTGGCTTGACTTTCCACTCTACGTTGTTGATGGCAGTTATACCGCCAAATCCATTATAATACGTTTGGCGGCACACGTCAACATCGGCCATAGTGGTAGAATGTTTGGGTGACCTTTTTGGACGCAATAAGGGCTGGGAGGTGGATCCGACGCAAGGGTAACAAGAGGATACTCTGCGTCAGCGAGATACCGAACCATCTCTACAACGTGGTCAGGTCAGACCTCCTTGCGGAGGATTGGGAGGTCGTCGATGGAGAGGGGCTGAGGATGAATCAACGAGGCGATTCAGACCCGCCTTGATGGCACTGGTCGGAGGGGACCTAGAGGGATCCCGTTCCCAGGCCAGCAGACGTCCCTGGATGCTGCTGTCTCAGCAGCCTAACCTTTCCGTCACCCGGGACGATCCAGGCGACAAGAGAAGGGATGTCCTGTCTCTGCGCCTGACGATATGTCCTTAGACGATGGTGTCCGTCCCAGACGGTGAACTGTTCACCCAGACGCTTCAACACCACGGGGACAGCGTCGTACCCGGGATCTCTTTCGAGCTGGGCCCTCAGCTGAGGATAGCCCTTGGCCGCCCGCGCTTCCCTCTCGGGGTTGGTGACCGAGATCTCGCAAAGGGGGACGCGGCCGAAGTAGATGACGCAGTCGGCCCTGCACTCAGACCACTTGATCTGTCCTCCTTTCGTCAGGGCGCCCTCGACGCGGGCCACCATGAACTCGGAGATCTCAACGAGGTGGCCCCGATACGAGTCTGGCCATGTCGGAGTGCAGAGCTTTGCGATGTGTGGGACGGCGAGCCGACGCCACTCCCGGTCTGACCCAGGAGACCAGCTCATCGTCCTCGTCTGAAGAACTTCGTGAGCGGACTCTTCGGGGCCGCCGGGGTCGCCTGCGGTCTGATGAAGTTTGCGGCGCCGGCCTGCCGCTTGGTCGGTTCCTCGATGTCTTCCTCGTCGTCGTCTTCTGGCTCGGGCCGCGCCGTCGCCGCCGGCGGCTCTTCCTTCTTTCGGACTGTCACGCCGGGCCCGGCCGATGGGGTGACGGGCTTGGAGAAGGACGGAGGGGCGATGGTTCTCTTCACAGGGGGCGAGGGCGGCTCCTCCTCGTCGTACTCGTCGTCCGAAGTCGCCTCGGGCTCCTCCTCGTCGTACTCGTCGTCCGAAGTCGCCTCGGACTCCTCCTCGTCGTACTCTTCGTCTGGAATCGTGTCCAGGTCCTCGGGCTCGTCTGAGAACTCGCCGACGTCATCGTCGTCGTCATGGGAAGAGACGGCCGGGGGCGCCGGGGCGACCTGGTCCTCTGCGTCTTCGACGTCGTCCTCGTCAGCCGCGCCCCGATCGATGAGGAACTCGGAGGCGATATGGAGGGCGTCCATCTGCCCAGCCTTCGGGATCGTCCCCCTGATGTCGGCCACGACCTGGTTCAGGGTCTTCATCTTCTTCCAGCGCTCGATGGCGGCCTTGAGCCTCTGTCGTCCCTGCTTCGGGTCGTCCGGGAGACCCTTGCCCATGCGGCTCAGGACCTTCTCGAGTCGATCCATCGCGTCTCCGGTGCTGCTGTCGTCGTCGGGCTCCACGAAGTGGGCTGCGCTAGGATCGCGAAGTGGCCTGTCGAGCCCCCATTGAAGGATGGTCGGGTTGCGGCCGCCCCCTCCGCGCGCTCCTCGCCTCACGGCCAGGAGCGGCCTCTTCTCAGAGACACCGTACTTGTCCTGGTCCTCCTTCCACGGCTTGGCGATGTACCTGTTGATCTGCGTCGAAAACGACTGCTTGTTGTCGCCCATGCTGTTGGCCCGGCCCCCGTTTGCGACGTAGACGTTGTACAGGTCGTTGATCGTGAAGGTGCCCCTCTGTTGGGCAGCCCAGTCGAGGGTCGCCAGGATGGGATCCCCCTTCCTCCTGGGCATCTCGAACATGAAGTACTCGTAGAGACGCGGCATCGCCTTCAAAATTAGGCCGCGGAGGGAACCTACTTCCAGGCGATCAGGTTTCCGTGGCCGTCCGGGAACTTAACCCCAAACGTCCGCGTCTGCCATCCGATGGATGCGAAGTCTTCGGGCACAGGACCCCAGTGGTGGAACTCCGGATCGTTCCGGTCCTCACCTTGCTCCTGGAACCCCCAGGGGCAGCTGATGAGGACCCGGGCGTTCCTCCTCGCCAGGTACCTGCAGAGCTCCAGCGACTCCTCCCGCGGCAGGTGCTCGGGCCCCTCATCCCAGAAGACGAGGCCGAACCCGTGGGGGACGTCGCTCTGGCGGATGTCCCCGTGGTAGAGCTCCGAGGTGACGTGTCGGGCCGTCAGCAGGTTATTCCTGTCGACGTCGATCACCGCGATGCGGGAGGCTCCGATCGCCGGGGCGAACGTCTGATACCACCATGGATGGGTATCCCTGCGGTGACCGACGTAGAGCATGGAGCCGACAGAGGTCCCGAAGATTCCAGGGCCCTCTTGGGCCAAGAAGCCAAACGCCTCTCCTACAGACGGCACCGGATAGGTACCTCAGTCGACCTGGAAGATCCTCGCGGTGTGGAGGGCTCCGTCGCCGTGGGCGCGGGCGCAGACCTCGGCCATCTTCGCGTCGAGGTCCGCGCCCTCGAGGAAGCTTCGAATGAAGTCGTGGTCCTCCCGGTCGATCTCCCCGACCGACTCGATCTGCCTGACCGCCATCGGACGACCCTCGACCAGCCTGTTCTCGTACACGTACGAGCCGGCGACGATCCGAAAGGTTCGAACCATGAAACGCTCCTGTCTGTCCTGCATGCGGCCATAGTACCGCCTTCGGCCGTGGTAAGATGCTGACATGCATAGGGACGTAAACGACAAGACAGTCGGCCGAGGATCGCCTGTCACGACGACGGCGGTTTGGTCCGTGAAGGTCGACAAATCCATGATCGGATATCATCGACCTGGCCGCGCCACGACCCTCACAAGGATGACCTGGAGCCATGATCAACGTCTATAACCGTCACGGCGACGTGATCCTCGGCGACGCCAAGGCCACCTGCCTCGCCGAGGCGATCTGCAATGCCTACGCCAGGTGCATCTCCCTTGACGAGGTCGACCTGCGCCACATCTCTCTCGACGAGAGGCGCCTGGCGGGGATCGTGCTCGACCGCGCCTGCCTCGACGAGGCGAGCCTCTTCGGCACGAACCTGGAGCGTGCCAGCCTGGTATCCGCCAGCGTCGCACACATCTTCGCCCCGATGCTCCGGCTGGCCGGCGCCAAGCTCATCGGCGCCGACTTCTCAAGCGCCCACCTGGGCGGCGCTGACCTCTCGGGGGCCCTCGGGAGGGAGGCAGATTTCGGGCGAGCCGTCCTCGCGGATGCCCAGCTTCGTGAGGGAGACTTCAAGGCGGCATGGTTCAGCCGCGCCTATCTCACCGACGCCTGCCTGGCCTCCGCCCGCCTCTGTCATGCGGACTTTCGGCATGCGTATTGTCGCGCCGTCGACTTCGCGGGTGCCGACCTATCCGGGGCGGACTTTCGGGACGCCGACCTGCGTGGGGCCGACTTTACAGGGGCGGACCTATGCGGGGCCGATTTTACGGGAGCGAACCTGACCGGCGCGTGCCTCACGGAGGCCAAGACGGAGGGCGTCCTCGGCCTCTGTGCGCCAGGGGAGTACCGCTGCGATAGGTGCGACGGCCTCTTCGAGGAAAAGAACACGCAGTCGGTCGCGGGAAAGATCATCTGCAGGTGGTGCCTGCCGTGGTGATCGAGAAGTGCGTCCTCCCGGGTTACCATCGCGTCTATCGACTCGTCACCAACGATGCGAACCGCGCGTTGGCGCTCGAGGTCTTCGTCGAGGAAGACGCCGACAAGCACAGGGCGATCGTCAAGTACTTCGCCAACGGAAGCGAGGTCTCGCAGGAGGACTTCAGGTTCCTCAGGAGCCTATTGCCGTGAGCGAAGGTCGACCGGATGAAAGGATGTCGTCGATGCACACGTACGACCCCGGGTCGGAGGCCGATGAGGCCTGGGCCCAACTCTGTGAGATCTGGCGGCTCGCCGAGCGGGTCTGCCGCGTCCAGTACTCGGCCGACCTTCCCCGTGGGATCGCGGGCGGCTACGACATGTCCGGCAACAGGATCCTCATCAGGAGCGGGACGGTCCCGTCGGGGCAGGACTTCCCCACGCGGGACGACCGGGACAAGATGACGTACCAGGCGTGCGTGGTGGCGCACGAGCTGAGCCACGCCCACAGCCTCCTCGAGGGCGGCAAGGAGTTCGAGCGGTACCGGCGCTCCCTCATCCGCTGGAACCTCGCCGGCATGGACGGGACGGTCCTCTCCGAGGCCGACCGCGGGCGGATCTTCGACGAGGAGGTCCGGGTGGAGCTGCGGGGGATCAAGATGGTCCGCTCGGTCGCCCCGACGCTCGAGGAGGCCTACCTGGGCACGATGGCGAGCAACCTCTCGGCCTACTCCTCCTTGCTCTGGACCGGACGCTGGCCGGAGAGGCCGAGGGGGTCGGTCTGAGGATGGGCCGGCGGGACGGACGGCCGTCGGCCAGGGTCTCGGACCCGTCGCCGACAAGGGAGAAGACGATGGAGGATCGACGGACGGGGCGCAGCCGGCTGCCGACCCTGCTCCTTGCCTGGGCCATCCTCGGCTGCCGGGACGGCGGGCCTGAGGACATCAACCTCCGCCTGAACCGGGTCGAGGACGCGGTGAGAAGGGCGGCGGACCGGTCCGAGCGGGTCGACAGGTGCCTGACCGACCGGCTTGACCCCATGATGCGAGATAGCGATATCGTGGTCACGCTTCGCGAGTGCCTACGGGCCGGGAGGACCTGGCGATGAGGGCCGTCGTCATCGTCATCGGGGCGGTCTATGTCCTCGCCGCGGTGGCCGGCTGGCTGGCCTGGTTCTGGATGCATACCTGGCCGCAGCATGCCTGGGAGCGAGATCCGGGGCGGGCCTTCTGGCGGCTGGTCTGGCGGAGACTGACGTGGGTCGACCTAGGCCTCCCCATGGGGAAGGAGATCCTCCCGCCGACGATCAGCTCAGATGATCTGGCGGCCCGGCCGACGAACCCTGGCGAAAATCTCTCCCGGGATTCTCGAGGGGGTATGGCCCGTGGGAGGCACTCGGGTCTGGGATAAAAGGCCGCCGCTCCTCGAGGCATGCCCAGACGTTTGCCTCAAGATGCCCCTTCCCAAGACACCTCCAAGGCAAGTCTTGTTCCAAGGCAAGGCACCTCCAAGGCACTCTTAAGGCACCAAGGTACCTCCAAGGCACTCTTAAGGCACCAAGGCACCTCCAAGGCACTCTTAAGGCACCAAGGTACCTCCAAGGCACTCTTAAGGCACCAAGGCACCTCCAAGGCACTCTTAAGGCACCAAGGCACTCCTAAGGTCCGTTCCAAGGCATCCGACTCTGGGATAAAGTGCCGTCGAACCCTGGCGAAAAATGGGCCCCGGCTCGCGAGATGGCCAAGCGCCGCAATTTTAATTCTATTTTTCCTATGAACCCAATACTACTAATATTTATAGTATATCAAATATAATTATTAGAATATATAATTCCAAAATATTTAGTATTATTTTTTACTACTAATATTTATAGTATATCAAATATAATTATTAGAATATATTATTACCCAATAATTAATTGGGGCCTTAAAGGTATATACTATAAATAATTTATAGTATATCATTTAAGGTAAATAGAATATATTATTACCCAATAATAGGGAGGCGTCCGAGGCTCGACCTCCGCTTGGGTTGGTAGGCACGGTACCCGCACCCGTGGTGGGTACGGGGCCGGTCCTGCCAACAGAAGAAGGAGAGCCAGATGTCGAACGTCCCTGCGTACCTCACCCTCGTCGCCCGCATCCTCGAGACCGCCGAGTCCCTCGGGTTGACCGTCGCCCGGGACCCGGGCACGGCCTCGACCCTCCCCGAGAACAAGGGGTTCGTCTTCGTGCGGGTCAACGGTGGCAACGCCGCCCTGATCGTCCCGAAGCACGCGGATCGGGTCAAGTGGGCCGACAGCCACCTCGATTGGACGGGGAGGGAGGGGTACCTCCCGCTGCCGCGCCCGAACGGGGCGGTGGTCTGCCGGATCGACCCGGAGCGGGTCGACCTCGAAGCCTTCCTCCAGGCGCTGGGCGGCGCCAGCAAGCGTGCCTCCAAGCGCGCCTCCCGGGACGCCTCCCAGGACGCCTCCCAGGAGTCCCTCGACGCCCTCAAGGCCAAGCTCCTGGCGCTCGGGCAGCCGAAGGCCCAGCCCGCCTCCCAGGAGTCCTTTGAGGAGATCGTCCGCCCGACGGATGAGGACCTCCCGGACGGGTTCTTCGAGCAGGCCTGAGCGGCCGCCTCGCGGGGCCCGACCGGTCTGAGGAGGCGACGCCTCGTGGCCCGCCCCTTGTCCGCCCGGGTCCCCGACCCATCGACCGTCTCCGGAGAGACCTTGGTCCCGGGTTCGACTCCCGGGCGGTCGACCGCCGCCGTGATGTGCGGCAGGAAAGGAGAGAGCGCGATGAAGAGCTTCGTGATCGTCCACCAGAACGATGCCCGGGTCGTCGGGCCGTTCGCCTCCGCCGAGGCCGCCGAGGACTGGGCCCGGCGGACCCCAAACGTCCTCTTCGGCTCCGAGGAGGAGCTGGAGCACGTCTCTGAGCTGGAGGGAGTCCGATGAGCTGGTACTGGTTCTACGCCCTGGTGATCGCCCTGAGCCTGGCCGGGGCCTTCCAGGCGATCCTGCTCATCCTCTACGGCGTCTACCTCCTCCTCCGGCTGCCGTTCGAGCTCTGGGCGATCGACCGGGAGCTCAAGCGGAACAACGACTGAGGAGGGAGACGCCATGGCGACCGTGCTTGGGATCCTCCTGCTCGGGCTGGCCCTGGTCGGCTGGACCGCCGACCGGCTCGAGCGTGACTGACCGGGGCTCGTCCGTGACCGGATGTCCGCGGCAAGACCGCGGGCACCCGCTGGCGGGACGAGCCCGTCAAGAAAGGAACGAACCGTGTTGATCACAGCCAAGCAATTCCGTCTGTGGGGTGGAGTTGACCTGCCGGAGATGGCCCCGGCCACGCTGGCGGCCCGCCAGGACATCCCGCTCAGCGACCGCGTGTGGTTCCTCGTCCATACGCTCTGGCACCTGGACGAGGACGCCACCCGCCGGTATGCCCGAGAGACGGCGCTCGCCGTCGCCCGGCTGATGGACGACGACGTCTGGACCTCCATGGTCCAGGAGGCGTGCGCGGACATCCCGTCCGCGGCATCCGCCTGGGCCGCGGTGATGGTCACCGCGGACGCGAGCGCCATCCTGACCGCGGCCGCCGTCATCCCGGGCGACCTCCACGCGTACGGCTGCGCCCTGGAGGAGGCCATCGCCCAGGCCCGGCCGCCCGGGACGGAGACCGTGCACTCCTCGGCCGAGGACCCCGTGTACGTCGTCGCCCTGGAGCGGGCGCTCCGCCGGGCGCTCACGCTCCTCGACGCCGTCGAGACCGCCCGGTCCTGAAGAGAGGGCGGGCCTGGGGCATCCGGCCAAGGCGCAGATCAAGTCCGAGGCGCAACCGTGACCCGCCGGGCCCCTCCCTCAGAAGCCATGGGGGGACGAGGAGAGAGAGAGGACGGCGTGGCGGACGTCGGAGTCGTGCCCAAGGCTCGGAGCGCAGCCGGGGCGGGACGCGGCCTGAGGTGCCGGGCACCCTCGACGGCGAAGATCATGACCCCGACCCACCGGGCCGACCCCAGAAGAGAGGGGGCCTCCCCCGACCTGCGGTATGCTGGCGCAGCTCGGGGCGCAACCCGCCCCCGGACACCTCTGGCGATGAGTCGGGCGCCCGGCCATGGTCTCGCCATGACCCGCCGGGCCAACCCTCCTCAGAGGACAGGGCTGAAGAGAGAGGGTGTGAGACGGCCCTGAAGAGAGGGAGGGAGCCTTTCCGTCCCCCGCCCCGTCGGGCCCCGTGGTATGATGGCCGGAGGCCCGCCCCCGAGGCGCAAGGCGCGGGTCACGGAGGAGACACGGCTCAAGACACGGGCCAAGGCGTAGCTCGAGACACGTCCGAGGCACGGCTCGAGACGCAGCTTAAGGCGCAGTTGAGGTACAGGCCAAGATACGGGTCATGGCGTCGCTCGAGACACGTCCGAGACACGCAGCTTAAGGCACAGTTGAGGCACGGGTTGAGGGTACGTCCGAGGTGCGAGTTGAGGCACGATTCGAGGGCGCGGACGTTGCCAAAAAAGTCATAGATTCCAGGCGCTTGCGCCTTCCCTTCAAGGGCGGTTGCCGGAAACCTCAGGTGCCTAAGACTCCTGGGGTTTCCGGGAGTCGCTCCGTCGATTCCCCGGGGCCATGGTGGTCCCCGGCTCGGTCCCGCCGTGCCTCCCGCGCGCGCGTGGACAGGAGGATCCTCCGATGTCGCAACCGTCCCGTCTCCGGCCGGCGGGCCGCCGCCCCGTCCAGGCACGACAGTCCATCGACCTGAACCTGGCCGAACGCGGCCGAGGCGGCGATCGCCTCCGGACGAGGCCGGGCGCCCGCCGAGTTGCTGGCGAGGGTTAGGGCCAGCGCGTCCGCGATGGATGAGATGGTTTCCTCCGTCGCGGGGTCCCTCAGGTACCAACGAAAGGAGCCGATGATGACAGCCGAGATGGTGCCCGCCACGTTGACCGTCCCGGACGGCCGCCGGATCGACCGCCTGCTGGCGGCGGCCGGCCTCCGTTCCTCGCCGGTCGGTCCCCGTTACGACCCGTATATGTGCGAGACCGCCGACTTCGCCGTCACCGCCGCCCTGGCCCGCCTCCTCATGCGGAAGGGCCTCCTCCGGGACGGCCAGGAGGTCCGGGTCGTCGGCCCCCAGCACGTCACCTCCTACTTCATCACCGTCGCCCGGGCGTGGGAGTCCGCCCGGTACCGGGCGGGCCACGGCGCCCGCCGCTGGACGATCCGTCGCATCACCCTGTGATCGGCCGGGCCCCAGGCCCGGCGGAAAGGAGAGAGAGCATGACCGAGAGCATGGATGAGGATGTCACCGAGCTCGCCGCGGCGGTCGAACGCTGCCTCGGCCGGACGATCGCCGAGGCCACCCTCGGGTACCATCCGGGGGAGCCCCCGGGGCAGTCGCTCCGGCTGCTGTTCGAGGGCGGCGGCGAGCTTCACCTCTACGACGAGCTGCGGCTCTGCTGCGAGTCCCGGTTCATGACCTGCGACGACGACCTCCCCTCGATCCGAGGGGGCCGGCTGGTCGGGGTCTCCGTCCGCGACGGAGGAAGCCGGGCCGAGGAGGACGACCTGTACGAGGACGTCCGGTTCCTCGTCGTCAGGACGACCCGAGGAGACGTCACCGTGGCGACCCACAACCGCCACAACGGGTACTACGGCGGGTTCGAGCTCCGGGCCCGGGCCGTCCTCCCGTCCGCCGAAGGAGGGCGACGATGAAGACGATGGACGTCCGCGAGCAGGGGTCCATCGCCCTGCTCTGCGAGCAGGCGGACCGGTCGCTCCGCGGTTGGTGGCTCGAGCTGGAGAGGGTCCTCCGCCCGGAGATCATGACGGACCTCCGCGTCGTCCTCGACGCCCTCCAGGAGATCGAGGCGATCGTCGTCCGGCCGGAGGATCCGGCTCGCTGACCGGCCGCCCGCGCCGTCCCCGTCGATCCGGGACCGGGAGGTTGACGACCTCCCCGGCGCCCCACGTCCCGCCTCGGGACGGAAAGGAGAGAGAGCATGATCACGCCCAAGCTGCTTCGTTCGTGGAACGCCGACGCCCGGCTCGTCCAGGCCCTCGGCGCCGAGGAGCTGTCGCCCCGGGAGCTGGTGACCCGGGAGGACATCTCCATCAACGACCGCCTGTGGGTCATCGGCCGGACGCTCGTGCACCTCGATGAGCGGGCGGCCGGGTCGTTCGCGGTCGAGACGGCCCTCACGGTCGCCCGCCTCGCCTGCGACGTCGAGGACGAGGCGCTCTTCCGCGGCCTGATGAACGACCTGCTGGCCACGGAGGAACCGGTCGACGCCCGGAACGTCGCCTGGGCCGACGTCGCCTGGGATGTTGCCTTGGACGTTTCCCGAAGCACCGCGGCGCTCGCCGCCTGGGCCGCGGCGTGTTCCGCCGCCCAGGCCGTCGCCTGGGCCACCCGGCGGGACTTTGCCCGGAACGTCGTCGCCCGGCACGTCGTGACGAACGCCGTCTGCGACGTCGTCTGGGACGCCGCTCGGGCCGTCGCCTGGGCGGCCAGCGACGGGACCGTCGCCTGGAACGTCCCGTGGAACTCCGCGTGGCTCGCCGAGGTCCGGCTCTCGCTCTCCCGGGCGCTGGAGTGGCTCGGCGACTGGGCCGACGGGTGGTAACGCTGAGATCAACCGGAGGATTGGACGATGACGACATGGCTCATGAACTCTGCGGTCATTCCCGAGGGCTGTCACGGCTCGTACACGTTCGAGCCGGCGACCGTCGACGAGCTCAAGCGGATCGTCCGGCACGCCGAGTCGCGGATCGGCTACGAGGCGACGGCCGCGCAGATCGAGCGGTGGACCGGGTACCGGCCCGAGGTCCGCCGCGACTCGTGCACGCTCGCGGTCGGCGACGTGGCCTACGTCGTCCGACTCCGCTATCGGATCCAAGATCCGAGGAAGAAGCACTTCCAACGGCCCGCCGAGTCTCAGTTCGAGATCGGCAAGCTGACGAGGGTTGCGTGACGCTCGCCGCGTCGATCCCATGCCGGGAGGGCTGACCTCCCAAGGAAGGAAGGAATCAAGATGAGGATGATCGTGTTGACGTTGCTGGCCGGCTGCCTCGACCGCCGGGTCGAGCTGCCGACATGCGAGGAGCTCGGGTGCGATGGCACCCCCGAGCGGCCCGCCGAGGACGACGGACCGCCCGTGGACGGAGCGTGCTTCTGCCCGGCCCCTGCCGGGTCGGACGGGAGGTGTGTGCCATGACCCGGCTTGCCCTCCTCGCCCTGGCCCTCTCGGGATGCGTTGTGGATCCGGAGCCGTGGGGCCGGACCGCCCTGACGGTCCACGGGGACGTCGAGTTCGTGTCCGCGGCCATCGAGGCCGCCTTCGTCTGGGACGCGGCGCTCTACGACCGCTGCGGCCAGGTGTTCTGGATCGTAGAGGACGGCGGTCGTCCGGTCCGACAGTACTCCGTCGAGCGGTGGAAGGAGGATGGGTACGAGGGGAAGTATATGGGCTGGTTCGACGGAGACGAGGTCGCCGTCCGTGACACCGACTTCCGGGCCGAACGGCAGATCGTGGTCCACGAGCTGGGCCACGCCCTCGGCCTGGGCCACGTGAGTCGGGCCGACGACCCCAGGAGCGTGATGTTCGAGGTGGCGGCCGCGCAGTTCTACATCCCGACGGCCGGTGACGTGGAGCGGGCGGCGGCGGCCCTCGGGTGCCCCTAGAGGGCGCCGGCCTAAGCAGCGGATTTCAAGGTTTTTATAGTATATCTAAATTATTATTTAGAATATATTATAATTTTATAATAACCAAAGGCCTTAAGGGAGACCAGCGTGCGCTGTCATCAGAGGACATGGCGCTTGGGTTTCCGGGGATTCGTTCCCCCACTCGTGCCCTGGAATCTTCCGGGGCGTGATGCCACCGAGCACGCACGGGAGCGAGCCGGACGATGACCCGCGCGGGTTCAAGCCCCGCCGGTGGCGCCAGCGGCGACGACGCCGCGAAGGAGGATACTGGAATGAACGAGAGGTTTGTCATCCCCAGCGACACCCGGGCAGCCTACGACCTGCTCGACCTGTTCGAGCGGACGGTCGTCCGCGATCAGGACCTGATGTGTGAGGCGGCGCTGCTCTACCTTGCCTTCGCCCTCGTCCACACGGACAACCTCGGGCGGAACGTCGCCGCGGCGAAGGACCTCCTCGACAGGTTCATCGACGTGCTCGCCGTCGAGCACGCCGACTGCCTCAAGGACATCAAGAAGGAGGTGATGGCGTCGTGACCTGGGACGGGACGCACGAGGACGCCATGCATCGGTGTGGGTTCTTGTCGGAGGACGACGACTACTGCTACCGGCGGACCGTGCTTCGGTACCCCGGGGGCTCGCCCGAGAACGGACCTGCCCGGGAGTGCTGTCCGCTGGGACATGCCACCTGTTACTCGTGCGGCGCCTGGTTCCAGGCGCTCACCCGGACGGAGGCATGGACCGACGAGGAGACCGGGATCGAGATCCCGGAGTCCATCCACGAGTCCGAGTGGTGCCCGGGCTGCGACCGGATCCGTCGCGACTAGGACGCGACGGATCCGCGACCGTCGTCTAACGGAAAGACCCGCCTCCGCGGATCCCGGGTCCGACTCCCGGGCGGTCGCCCATCGCCGCACGGTGCGGCGGTATGATGAAAGGAGAGAACGATGCCGACGACGTATTTCATCTCGCAGGACGAGTACGACGACTTCATGTCCGAGCCGGACACGGAGCCGTTCGTCCGGCTCGACGTCGTCCAGCGGGAGCTGGACAGCGCCGAGTCGCTGGTGGCCCAGCTCATCGGTCACGCCCGGACGCTCGGGTACAACGTCGAGCCGCCGAAGAACTGGATGGAACGCCTCGAGCGTGAGCTCGACGGCGCGGTCATCGAGGTCGACGGCGTGGCGTCCGTCCTCGCCGAGCGGTCCATCCGTCGATGACGGAACACTCTGAGCTGTGATCCACCCCTCGTAGAGGGGTGAAGGCCTTGCGACGGTCGGCCAAGGAGCTCAGAGGAACCTGGGCGTCTTGGCGGCCCATGGAGGTAAGATGAGCGAATGCACGATCTGCAAGAGACTGTGGCCTGACTGCGGGCACCTCGATGGGATGCCTGCAGCGGCCAAACCGACCGAGGAGGACCTCTCCCAGTACGAGGAGGACATGGCCTACCGCGGCCGAGGTCGGCCGCGGCTTCCCCCGGAGATGAAGCGGCGGGAGAAGCTCGTGATCGCCCTCACCAAGAAGGAGCTGCAGGACATGATACGGGCGGCGGTCGACGCTGACGGCGGGCCGCTCCGGCTCCAGGACTGGGCCCGGCGGGTGCTGTTCGCCGCCGCCGAGGCGAAGAAGGAGTCGTCGCCGTGAGCGAGGCCATCGACGTCAAAGGCAACCGTCTTGCAGCCTGCCGTGACCTGAAAGGAAAGGAAGGAAAGGCAATGGAGACAACGATCGTCAATTGCACCCCACACCCCCTCACCGTCTTCAACGCCGACGGGGGGACCACGATCATCCCGCCCTCGGGGATCGTCCCAAGGGTCAAGGAGTTGCTTCTCGGCCTCGATGAGGCGGTTTCGGTACCGTCGGTCGGACGGGTCGATCTCTCCTTCATCACCACGGGTGAGATCGCGGGCCTCCCGCCCAAGGACGGCAGGATGTATGTCTGTCCACGGGCGGTGGCCGAAGCAGCCGTCCGTCTCGGACGGGACGACGTGTGGTTTCCGAGCGATTTTGTCCGGGACGGATGCGGTCGGGTGCTCGGCTACTATGGATTCGCGAGGTTCCTTTCGATCTAGGAGGATCTGATGGATCGCAAGCTTTCTCAGCTCGAGGAGCGCCTCGGGTACACGTGGAAGAGCCTCGCTCTCCTAGAGAGCGCCTTCGTCCACACGAGCTGGGCCAACGAGCAACGGCCAAAGTCTGCACCGAACGAGCGGCTCGAGTTCCTCGGCGACGCCGCCCTTGACCTGATCACGGCGGAGTACCTGATGGCCGCGATGCCTGACGTCCGTGAGGGACCGCTCTCCCAGGAGCGCGCTCGTCTGGTCAAGACCTACTCCCTTGCCCAGAGGGCCCGGGAGCTCGGCCTCGGCCAGCTGCTGCTGGTCGGCAAGGGCGCGGACTACCTCCGTGAGGTGGAGTCTGTGCTTGCCGACACTCTCGAGGCGGTCATCGGGGCGGCGTACATGGATGGCGGCCTCGAGGCTGCGCGAGTGGTGGCGCTCAACGCCGGCGTCCTTCGACAGACCTAACCCCAGGCGAGGGAGGAGCACTGCGCTCCGATCGCCTCTCCGATTATCCGCGTCGATGGTCGACGCGGCATAACAGGAGCACGAAGATGGAGATGCTACCGCAGGCAGACTACGACATGCACCAGTCACGGTTCTTCATCGTCACAGCCTCCCTCGACGGAGAGACGTGGACCGACGACGAGCTGGTGGAGGGCAAGCCGATCCCGCGTGTCCGAGAGCTCCTCGGAGGACGCTGGAGCAGGAGCTCCTCCTACGGGACGTACATCAAGGCGTTCTTCAACGGTCAGAAGCGTGTCCTCGTCCTCGGATTCCCCCCGGACAAGACCAAGGAGGAGGTGCTGGCCGAGATGAAGCGTATCCGGGAGGGTCGGGAGGACCGGTCGTGAGCCGCTGGCACGGGGCACAGGAGCTCTACACGGAGCTCGGTCCGCTGGCCGACTCCTTTATGGAGTTCGTCGCGGCCCAGGATGCCCACTGGAAGGATGAGGGCTCCAACTTTGAGCCGTTAGATAAGTGGCTCGAAGATCGTTGGGGTTCGATCTTCTTCACAGGTGGGGGTAGGGCTCTCGAAATCGTCGTGTACGAACAGACGGGACAGTACTGCGGCTCATTCCGCTACGACCCGGACACCGGATCATGGCAGGACCTTGAGTCTGGCTTCACGTACACTGTCTGAAGTACAACAGGAGCAAACCGATGCAGATCAAGATCAGGCATCATCAAACCAACAACACGCTCTACATGACGCACGTCGAAGACGACGATCAGCACCCGATCCGAACGGCGTTGGAGAGAGCGGTCGTCGCCGGCGTGAACCTCTCCGGCGCAGACCTCTCCAAAGCAGACCTCATCAACATGAACCTCAGCGGCGCGAACCTCAGCGACGCGAACCTTTATGCCGCAGATCTCCGCGGCACCGATCTCATCGGCACAGACCTCCGCGGTACCAGCTTTTATGGTGCGGACCTCCGTGGCGTTGATTTCACCAACGCAAACCTCACCGACGCTGACTTTGGCGTGAGATACGAGGACGTCCCGGTCGTCCTGAAGCTCGATGCTCGGATCCTTGAGTTGCTCGAGTCCGGACAAGGCAAGCTCGACATGGGTAATTGGCACACGTGCGAGACGACGCACTGCCGCGCCGGCTGGGCCGTAGTGCTGGCCGGTGACGTTGGCCACAAGCTCGAAGCAAAGATCGGGACGGCCGCTGCCGGGGCGCTGATCTACCATCGTTCAACCGGGCGGATCCCGGACTTCTTCACGAGCAACAAGGATGCGCTCGCCGACATCATCGCTTGCGCACATGACCAAGGAGGTATCCGATGAAGACCGTCGAGATCAAGAACCGCTGGACCGGTGCCGTGCTCTATGTGACGAAGGTCGCGGATGACGATCCGTACCCGATCCGAACGGCGTTGGAGAAAGCGGTCATCGACAGCATGGACCTCTCCGGCGCGTACCTCTATGGCGCGGACCTCGTCGGCACGAACCTCTCCGGCGCGTACCTCGTCGGCGCGTACCTCATCGGCGCGGACCTCTCCGGCGCGAACCTCTCCAGCGCGAACCTCACCAGCGCGTACCTCGTCGGCGCGAACCTCGTCGGTGCGAACCTCACCGGCACGAACCTCACCGGCACGAACCTCCGTGGCGTGAACCTCACCGGCGCGAACCTCGGCGGTGCAAAGTACGACGACGTGCCGGTCGTTCGAGGACTTGACGCCAAGATCCTCAAGCTGATCGAATCCGGAGACGGCCAGCTCAATATGGCCGCCTGGCACACGTGCGAGAC